ATAAACCCAAATCAATTTGAAATGCGGTTTATTACACCACAACCATCTATTGCTTATAACACATTGATGTGGAACCAAGGGGCGACAGTATGTCCAGGTCGCGCGCCTTAGCCACAATACATCTTGTTCTTCAAACTCCATCTGCATCAAACCACATAACGATCCATTAATGTTCGCAGATAACATTGAATTGCACTTGAAATACTACGAGTGTAATTAAGATTTAAAATCATATTATATTATACTAAATAAGTAAACAGACTGTCAAGTATGTTGGATACAGGAAAACATGAAAAAGATTGACCACACAGAAAATATTGAATCAAAACAGGTATATGATATTGATAAATGTGTAGATTTAATTAGAGATCATTTAATTACAAAAAATGGTAAAAGTTTATCACCAATTTACACAAGACAATGTTATATAGATAACCATAATTTGATACCATTATATCAATCTATTAAATATATTACTTCTCACCTACCCAATATTACGTTAGTAGAAAGAATTTATAGAGTATATAATAAGCAATTGGGAAATGTTTTTTGTAAACAATGCAATAAACAAATTACCAAATTTGATAAATTTACTACCGGATTTCGTTCATTTTGCTCATATAGTTGCAATGCAAGATATAATACACCTAGCAAGTTCCTGTCAGAAGAATCAAGACAAGAAAGATCCAAAAAACTCAGTCAAAGTAGGCTCGGACTTAAATTAAATGATGACTGGAAATTGAAACTTAAAACAGCAGCCAATAATCCAAAAACTATAAATCAAAAGAAATCAACTTGCTTACTCAAATATGGGACTTCAAACCCAGGGGTGCTAGGCGCATATAGTTCTAGATCTGCACAAGAATATATCATTTCATTGTTACAAAAAAGGAATATTGATACAAATCTCGCATACTTTAAAACAACTGACAAAAATGAATTTTGGCAAATGATTTATGTTCCGTTTTTAAATAAAATGAAATATTTTAGTTATGACTTGATAGTTTTTTCTACAAAAGATGCTGTGATTGATAAAGATTTAACCAAAATTGATTTGGTATTGGAGTATAACGGTCCATGGCACTATACAAATGAAGAAATTTTAGGCGTTGAGTATGAACCTGCTACACCCTATAAGTCTAATAAATTTACCAAATTACAACAGTTTGAATTAGATAAATTAAAACTCAATCACATAAGACAATTTAATCCCAAAGAGATATTAGTCTATTGGGAAAGAACAGGTCTTACTGAGAATATTTTTCTACGAGATTTTTAAGATCATTTAGCAATTGTTCGTCCTTTGTTGGTAATTTAATAGCAGAGCTTAATGAGCCAAAATGGTGCTCTAAACAATCTAACAACAATTGTTTAATAGCAGGTTCGTTGGGAACGTGCGGCAGAATTTTGCAATTTGCGTACAAAGATTCTAAGTCACGCTCTTTAGCAGTCCACCATTTCTTACCTTCATCCAAAGACCATTCACCTCGGCGAATTCTGAGTAAAGTTTGACTATCTTTGTTAAGAACAAGTTCACCTGTTAACAATAATTGTTCGCACTCCAGAGCCAATCTAACAACATGCATTAAAAATTTGGTATCATAACCAAATTTTGCAATATTTTCTGCCCGTTTTGGATTGCTTTTATTTGCTCCTGTTTCTAATTTAGAAAATTGTGAAAATGCGTAGCCCCTAAACTTATGAAAACATCCTGCATGATAGAAAACCTTACGATTATCTCGAATCATTTGACCAATTGCAGATGCATGAACAATACAATTAGTTGGCACCGAAATAACATCCAAGATATTAGGATTATTTTCCATTGCAAGCTGGAAAAATTTAATAATAGAATATACCGAAAAATCGTACTCTTTAGAGTTAGAAACATCTTCGATATGATGTTCTTGCCAAACATCAAATCTCTGTTTCTGCGTGCCAAATCCTAAAATTTCTCCTCGCAAATGGGGGAAAATATCATCTTTTTTTGGAATGCAAATACCTTGAATATCTACATCGCTGCTATCAATTTTTGCACCGTAGCTTTCACTACCTACTCGTGCAAGATAAATCGTGTTGGCTAGAAGCCACTTGGGAGGATGGATTAGCTTCTGCTTGTATAGGTTGTCCAAGATCATTTAGCCCTCCTGCATTTGGCTTAAATTAACACTTTCACGCAGGCTTGTCAACCATTACTTTTTGATAAAAAAACATTGGGCCATGATCTTTGAGTCATTGCCTACATCTAGATAGCTCTTCTGGGCACGAGCGCAGGTATCTTTTTCCTCAAATTTATATGTCATCAAATTGGCTTTGAAATCGCCAACATCAGCATTAGTAACCCATAATACAAATAATACCCACATATCTTTACCCCCATGTTAACTTGGCTAGAACGGCTGTTTTTTCATCATCAGTTATAATAAAAAGATGATCGCCGCCGCCAATACCATTGCTGGACCAACGATTGGTCCATTTATCCCATAGAACTCTATACCAACCATACTGGCATTTGTTTTCTATACACCATTGATGTAAATCACTATCTCGATTGCGTTCCCAATTATAATGAACAGGCGATATTTCTATTACATACCTGCCTGCTCCGTATTGGTGATCTACACAGAGACTCGTCGACCCTAAATCAACATCATGTAGGGATTGTACAGGTTTATCTGGTACAAATACTTTCCGTAGAAGGTGTGCCACGTCAAGTATAGCAGCATTTATTGGGTTGGTCATTTTACCGCACAACCAATACGCGACATAGACAGACAAAATGCATTGATTTGTTCGTCTGACATCTGGCTGGTTTCTAGCATCTGTACGTGATATGTCAACCAAAATTATCCAAAAAATCTTTGGCTTCCTTCAGGCCCATGCCCGTAAATGCTCTAACTTCCTTGATCGCTTCAATCTTGTGCATACCAATAGTATGCACAGTTAATTCGGGCGTTCCTACTAGCATTCCAAGAAAGATGTCGCTGGCAATTTGATTACCAAGTCCTTTGCGCACATAATCCCATAGTGCCATACCATGGTCTGCACCATATACCTCGCTTAGAGCTTTGATAAAGGCACGGGCAGTGGTTACTACACGCATATCCGGACGATACTGGAAGTCGTCAATCATTTACCATCTCCATTTATTTGATTTTGCGATTAAGTTGGTGTTTGTTACACAGTCGAATATGACCTGCAAATGCATCAATTTGCGAATCATAACGGTTCAGTACTTCACTTTCATGATTTGAAAAGAAGATACAGCTTTCATACCTGTAGCCAAAATCAAACCCATCTAGGGTTAGCATTTCTGTAGTGAAAAGTGTTGCAGATGGTTTGCGGAAAGCTCCGCCGTTGTCGGTTACCAACTGCCAACGTTTGGTTGTATCAAGCATTGATCTCACCATCTTTTTGATCGTAAAGCGTTCCGCCGTGACATACGTTCATTTCCCTTGCTAGGATAGTGAGAAAATAATTCACAGTGAGTTTATCAGTAATAGATAAATTTTCCAAATCGTTCCATCACCACATGCATAAATTTGTCACAGTCCCGCAACGCATCGTGATAACCTCGATTGTAAAATTCTCGCATACGATTATCAACATTGCTCATATTATGAGTTTCCCTGCCATGCCAACCTAAACATTGTTAGGTCCGATTGAGTTGAAAACCAATATTTGTTGAACGCCCTATACCAGTTTTCATTGCCAAGGTTCTCGTCGCACCAAATGGCAATTTCATTTTTATCAACGTCTACTCTATCTGTGTAGCTTGAAAAATACTCATCAAGCATAGGTCTAGGATCTCTTTTACCATTAACCGTAAGCCATGCATCTATAGCATCTTTTACGGTCATTGATCTGTTCCCAACGCATTTGATATTTGATCTAGCAACAATCCATTTTGTTTATAACCCTCGCAGCATATGCCTAGATATTGATCGCGCGGCGGCTGTTCATATGACTTGTCTACCATGCTGTATACCAATGCACTAACAGGTGCATCTAGACTGTCTGTGTGTACCATGACTTCGATTCGAGTATAGTAGTTGGGATATCCTTCTATCTCGTCCAATACCATTAGGTCTTGTTCAGTAACTTCCCAAAGTACCCCGCATACCACACTGCCTTTGCATGGTTCTATATCAGCATGATACCTAAACACCAGTTTATGGTCATGCAACCACGCTTTGCCAATCAGCTGGCTATTAGGGCATGTTTGTGCCATTCGATCTAGATGTGTGTTGGCTCCGTAAGCTAGATATGCTACCATTATCCAATTCCAATTTATAGAGCAATACTAGCACATCTTGTCAAGATGTCAATCATCTTCTGAGAGAATTTCATATACTTTCCACTCTTTCAAAAGTCGTAACTTATCAACAACTTTCCAAAAATCACTGCAGTCGCTATTGCTATTATCTACATATATACTGAAATAACTACCAATCATATCTTTGCGAAGGTGTACATAACTATCAAATGTCTGACTTGTATTGTAACTGATATAACCCGTATAACCCCAATAGGGCATTGGATCGTCGTCAATATGAATATCCGTTCTACCACTAATGCGTATGGCTTCCTCAAATAACCATTTTTTATTGTTTTTTATGTTGCTTAGGTATTTTCTCATGTCAAGGTCCTAATACGATTCTGTTCTATCCTGTCATACATCCAATGCTGTTTGGTCTGAACATGATCCTTCCTCACAAACTTACCAACACTGTTCTTAAATTGATTCATCTTAAATGATCCAACCTTGCGTAAAACATAGCCTTCTTGCTTAGAAAAATCTAATGATTTCTGTAGGTTGCGAACTAACTTCTCATCGAACATACCTCTATATAGGACATTCACATGCTGTATGCCAATTAGGTCAAACCATTCCAAAGTTTCGTCCCAACTCAAGCAGGTATCTTCATTCCACATGCTAAATCCGTAAAAGTAGCTACCAAGTTCATTGTATGCAATACTGTGTTTGGCATATAGGTTTTCTCCGCAGATTCTATAGCCTTCGGGTATGTCATGCTGTATCTTGCTGTGGAAATTTTTAACCCAATCTCGACTCTAATGATTGCGTCCATCAATGCTGCGAGCATGTATATAATCCAAATACATGGTACAGTTTTCGCCGTCCATCTTTTCAGTAACCACTATCTCACAATTGTCAAATACAGCAACATCGTGTATGACTTTATCGTCATCATTTACGCCAGGCGACCAAGGTAAATGATAGGTTCGAGGATATTTGTAGTATTTTACAAATTGGTCTAGTACACCTCCCTGTGACAATATTTTCTGTACGCTAGCATCGCCAAACAGTTCGCCTTTCATGCGTTGACCATTTGGGAGTATTACGTTGCCCCATTTGTCATAAACTACATCCTCATAGAGGTGTTCTGGTATAACCTTCTTGCGTATACCACAAGCTTCTCTCACAGCCTCTACAGATATTGTAGTCATTTCACATTCGAGGTGATGTTGCTAGCATACACTGGCACCGTTTTCTAGATAATATCCTCCGTCAGTCCAAAGTCTGCGTTCTAGTATGTGATGAGCATCCACAGCAGGATTTTTACAGAACACGCACTTGTGACTGTCGCGCGCAAAGACACCTTCGCGAAATTGGTCTCTGGTTAATAACTGTGCCATACTTCAATGCTACCAAATTGTTGAATTAATGTCAAGGTACTAGGCTGAGTTTCCCCAGCCTAGTTTGACTATTAGATTTGTGGTCAATTGGCTGCTAGTACATGTTTGCAGCTATGGCGGAAACCAAACCCAGGACAAGTACATGTCTTGCCTTCGGGTGTTATGGTTACTACATACTTCTGCCCTTTGCTGCCTTCTACAGTAACAGTCTTGTTTTTGGACTCAACCTTTGCAGAAACGACAGTTTTATCGTCAATGCTTGTAATTGAGGCTGAATCTAGCATTCTAATTGGCCAATTGAGATTGCCGGTAGTTAGGCAGACGGTATCATCTGGCGCCCATTTTGGAGCAGGAACACGATCACCTTCATACGTAAGAAACTCGGGAATATAAAACGCATAGCGATTGCGTTCAGCATACATTGGATTTTTCACAGTGACTTTCATGACAATCTCCAATTAGAAGCGTACTATAGCATCTATAGATGTTACGTCAATTGAAATTTATAAGTTTTTTTGATGCTATCTAACTCTGCTTGAACGCCGGCGAGTTCGTCTAGCGCTTTGCATAGTTCGTCCCGATAGAAATCTATCTGCGCTTCTTCTGCTTCTACTAAGGCTTGCGCGTGAGTAAGGTGTCCATCTTGTATTAGAGTTAGTATATGGCCAAATGCCGACGTTGACTTCTTCTTCAGTTGAGGTTGGTGTGTTGTCACGGTGAGAAACCTTTGTGAAATATTTACAAAAAAATCGTTTGATCAACACTAATGATATCAACAGTGTTGTTAATGCTGCTACCAATAACCCCAATAATAATTCTGACAGCAGTATGTTCACAATATCTATAATTGAATTAAAATGCACTGGTTCCATTTAGTTTTCAATCAAATCATTTTCCGTTTCTGCATATTCCAACGCATCTATTAAGGCTGTTGAATTTTCTAAAACCCATATCAATAATGCATTATCTACATCTTGGCGATCATGATGCCAATATGTACCAGAGAATTCCTCAGGAAGATTGTTTCTCATGTTTATCAATTCTCTTAGTTCGTTACTTAATGTAGTCATATCAATTGCCTTTTCCAATGTCTATAAATGTCACAGTATTATCTGATATTGTTACTGAATCGCGATCAAAATTATAGTACCAAATGTCCTGTGTTCTGTTTGCTGTGTGAACTGTTATAATATTACCTGGTTCGCCGCATGTCTTAATTAGATCCTGCTTGCTCATACCTGCATGTACTTGATCGATAGCATGACACTGATTACCAGATAACAGAGGATAAGATTTCCATCCTAACCAAAATGATATGCCAACCGCAACAATAACCGATATAATTACCACTATCGTTTCTATATTGCTCTTTTTCATAGTTCATACCTCTATTATTAGGTTAGGATCAAATTCAGTGTTCTCGCCCGGATATCCATGAGGATTACAGACTACCCTGGTAGAGTCTATCATGTAATCAAATCTATTATGAACATGACCATGTGTCCACAGGGCGATGTGCGGATGCTCTATGATAAACTCATCTAGATCACTTGCAAATGCACCATTGGTTATCCATTGACCCTTGTAGGTCTCATGTATACTCTGATAGCTCGGAGCATAGTGTGTGACCACAACAGTTTTGCTCTTATCCTCGTTTAGCATCAAGCGCAACCACTGCAGTGTCTCTCGATGTTTAGCCACAGTGGTATGAGGTCTCAACCTGTCCCAACTGCCAGTTGAGAAGTCTGCAACGGCTTTATAATCGTTCATTAGATCTCGAACACTCATCATGGTGATTGGATCTTCGCGATTCATGTTGGTCCATAATGATGCACCCAGGAACACAACGCCGTCTATCACAACCTTGCCTTGCTCAAGAAAGTGTATGTTGGGATAGCGTGCAGCCTCTTCTGTAAGAACCTGTATGGTCCTGTCCCAACGACCCTCGTAGTGTTCGTGGTTTCCAGCAACATAAATCACGTGTTTGAATTGGTCATTCACATGGCGGAAGAATTCTCTGTAACGACGTGCATCATGTATGCGATCGTCCTTTTGTATGACACCGGGTTTGATGTCAGATGGATTGCGCCAAATATGTTCTGCAAGACAGATATCACCACCCAATATCAGAACGTCTGCTCCTGAGTTTGGCCATGTGGGTGCAGATTTCTGCCATTCTAGATGTAGGTCTGACCACTGACATATCTTCACGTTACTCTCCTAGATCTACACTGAGACATAGTTCTATCAGTGTATCTTTTTCTAACCCGTATATAGTAGCTTCTTTTAAATAGGGTCTCCACTCGACAATCCAACTGCTGTCTACACTACGCCATTTGTAATAGCCGTTGACTACAACTGCCCATGAATCATGCTTAATACCTAGTGAGATATGCTCATCAAGCCATCTCACTAGGTCCTCTACTGCCTCAAAGCTATTGACTTTGAGTTTGCTTACCTTAACATCAGGCAGGCTGATTACCATACTAGTTGGTACCTGTCTGACCTGGTGCAAACAACAGATACATGCCAATACCAAATCCAACAATAGACAGCAAAAGACTTAGGGTCTCACTGGTTCCATGGAACGCAGCTGATGCAAGATTGATCAACCAGATCCACAGCAAGTTGATAGTTGCATAGCCTAGATCATGTAGCCGCTTGGCCATGACGGCCATACCTACATATACATAACCAACTGTTGCAATACAACCCAATATAATTGCAAGAACGGCAGTTGCGTCGTTTGCACTGCCAATAGCAACTAGTATCAGTGCCAATACAGTTGCAGCAACAACGGTGGCAATAGTCCAACCAAAGTACTGCATACGATTAAACCTACCGTCAAAACTAAACAACGCTGACTTATAATCCATTTTGTATCTCCAAAGTCTTGATTGACTATAACACATTATATGTCTCTAGACACAAATGTCATCTATCAATTTCGTCAATCACTATTTTTTAGAATATGAAATGCAACCTCATCGGTTGGTAGTAGTACCACATTGTGAGGATATACGAGATAATCCAAAGATCGTTTAGATGTTACTCTAACCATCTTGGGCGTAATTCCAATGATCTTGCAGATTGACAAATTTGCACTTCCACCGCCCCAAGTTCTAATTGGAGCAGCTACCCAGTCATTTATATTGATATTCCGCCCAAGTATATCTTGGTGTTGAACAGCGGCATTTTTCTTTTCCATGCTATTGCTCACTTTGAATCTTAGCGAAAGTTACACTTTCTGAATAATATCCATTTGATGACCCGTACCATCTGATAGTTACGCTACCCTTTATGGTAGAGAACTTATAGAAGGTCCACGTATAGCTTTCCTCGTAATCGTTCTTGGGCCCCGGGTCGCTCAGTATATTGAACGTGCGCTGGTAGATATCGGGTTCGTGCGTAACATCATACATACTGTTAGTAACTGACTCTGCGAGCAGGATGGGAGTTCCCAATAGATCGTTAAGATCTCCAACAATGTCCTCAATGGTTACAGATTCGCAGCAATCCTGCTCGTGATACATGCGATATTGTTCGTGATCTTCAGTAACAAATAAAATGGCACTGTTGTTGAAATCTATCTTGATTTCAATTAAAATCTTGTCCTTGAGGACGCTAACATCCATTTCAGCGCGCGCCATGTTTTCGAATCCTCTGTATTATTTTACATTGATAGCATCGTTATCGGATGTTGTCAAATATACACTAATTTAACCGGTCTTGTTATCCGCTGTGCAAATTCCGCTCAATATAAACCACGCCATAACTTCTTTGTGATTTCTCTTAATTTTAATTTGCACGGGTGGTTGTTCATACTTCATAAGATCTGACTTGTATGCGATATCCCAATCTTTATAGAGCACACCGCAATTTTGCTCAAACCATGGTATCCAAACTGTGCGGGTTTCATAACACCCTGATATTGCATCACCTTTGGGAAATGGTATTTTGTAAGTTGGTGTTAGCGTCATATGCCATTTAACACTACGCCAGTTTGCAATCACGGCAAATGCTAGAGTCATAATTAATAGGTAACCTGTTCCAATAATATAGAGCCAGGTCATAACCACCTCAATTTGATAGTCATGAGAATGCCTGTATCAGTACCTCTTACTTCAAAAGTATTTGGTCCTCGGTTGGCACACATACAAGCTGGAAAGTTCTCATTCATCCACGTTTTGAACTCGTTGTACTCTCGCCAATCTTTGGCAGTAACGTACATAGCCCACCTGTAAGTGCCAACATTTAAAGATCTAATATTCATCTTGGTTATGGTAGCATATACTTACACTATAGTCAACTATATTTTAGTTCCCATTCTGTTTTTGCATAAATGTCTATAAACTTCAATTTTATAGATATTCTTTCGTCTGTATATTCGATGTTGATATCATAATCGCCAGGATACAGCTCTTTGAACCTAATCTCTGTTTCTCTAAGAAATTCATCAGGTACTGATTCAAATGACAAACTATCAACAAATTCTGAAAGACTCATATCATGAGTTTAGTATCACGCAATTACTAAATTCAACCTCATGCGGACATAATTTACTATAGCCTGTGCAACGTCTACTTGGACATATTTTTCAAAACCTTCAAAGCCAGGAGCGCTGTTGCATTCGCATACTTTGTAACCGTTGGTATCAAATAACAAATCAACTCCGGCTATATCCAACCCCATCACTCTTGCAGTTTCTCTAGCTAGGTGCTCTATTTCATCTGTAAGTGGGAAAGGTTCTCCTGTGCCGCCGCTTGTGATATTGGCGCGGAAATCACCCTCAGGGGCGCTGCGACGCATGGCACCTATTACTTTGCCGCCTATTACCAGTACTCTTAAATCTTTACCATTGGTAGCAGCAACAAACTCCTGTACAATCAAAATCTTCTTGCTGCCGAGATTATCTATAAGCTCCATAGTGCTTTCAAATTGTTTTCGATTCTCGCAGAGATGCACACCCTTGCCATAACTGCCGGTGATCACTTTGACAACGCAAGGGAAGCCAATTTCTTCTTTGATCACTTGAGTTTTAACAGGGAAGTGCAGCAACATGGTCTTGGGAGTTGGTATCATGTGTTTGACTAGCTGCTGGTGAGTAGCCATCTTGTCTTTAACCAGTTCTATACTATAGCTGCTATTGACGACTATTACGCCAAGCTTTTCTAATTGTCTCACTACGGCTGCAGCAAAGTAATCAGTACCTGATCCTGTTCTAGTTAGCACTAGGTCTGGTAGTTTAACTAACTCGCCGTCATATCTAATCTTGCCCTTGTGACATGCATGTACAACTATATCGAACTTTGTGGGATGCACTGCTTTGGCTTCTATGCCAGCTGCTGCAAATGTAGCAAGCAATCTTTGGCTTTCAAAATCTTCGCCATTCTTGTGCAATATCCATACTGTCATCCGCCACCTCAAAGATCACAGTACAATTGGCACTGCTCGTAAAAATATTTATTGGTGGTGTTCTGTCAGTAAACGCTTGCTAAAAGTCTTTGGTTGTTATGATGTAGGTTCGTGTATTAACATATCATACACTCGCGATGCAGCATCTATGAAGCGAAGCTTGTCTAGACCCAACTTTATATCAACATCAACATCTGGCAGCTCATCCCAAAACGATAATCCGTTTGGATATCCATATGGTTCTACAATTGTTATCCTATATATAACAGAAGCTAATATATTGATCTTGTCTTTTTTTGAACGGTTTTTGAATGCTTCCATATAACCAGATTTGGGATTTAGCACCTCATCATCTGCAGCTAATGGCTTAGATTTATTTCCAGTTACATTCTGATTGGTCATCTTAGATTTGAGTGTTTCGAGGTATTCAGCAGATGATCTATATGCAACTACAATACCGCCTTCTCCTCCTCGTATTTCAGCTTCAAGTGCATCGTTTTTAAGACGTGCAATTTCTTGTGAAATACAATCAAAGATATTTTCTGCATCAAAGTCATCTACTATGAAATCAAAATGTATTGCCATTTCTCACTCTCGCTATCATATATTTTGCTGTTGGACCGTATTCAGAAACATCGACTTCGTCAATTGTTTCAAAACCAAACTTGCTCCATAACGCATCGGTACCATACACAGATACTAGCGTTACTTCGGGAAACCAAAATGTTTTAGCTAACGATAGATAATGCTTTATCAGCCACGTTGCATAACCTTGTCTTTTACTTGATTCTGCCACTACTATGTCATGAACATGTAGACAGTCTGGAGAACTAGGTATTCGACCAAAATCTTTGTCTAGGCCCGGCACATTGCCAACTCGCCATGGGTGGGCAATTCCGTAACCATAAACGGTTTCGTCCTCCAATAACACAAAACACGTTTCTGGTGCCGCAGTGAACTTGTCCATTATTACCTGTGGACTCTCATGCAAAGTTGGATGTGCAGCATCTGCAAGCTGATTGACAGCATCTAGATATTTAAAATCCATCCATTTCCAATTTGCCATTCTAGTCCTTTGTGCTCTTCACAATCTCCGCAGCGGGAATAACACTATGATTGCACCAACTAACATTGTAATAGAATCATTGGTTGCGATCAACATACTACATACAATACCTATATCAAAGTGTACCGTACACTGATATTATTTTGCCTCTGGCGGCTTTCTAAAACTCCATTTATCAAATCCATGTTTGTGTGCCTTTATTTTGGGATCAGTTGTCTCTACTATTTCCGCACTAGGACGAGGTAATACTCCGCCTACCCACATACTGAGTTCTTGGAATAGCGTATAGGGATCAACCGCCTTGGCGAATCCAATATCTTTTAGATTGGATCCATTACAATGCCAATAGCCCTTTTCATTGCCCCACGAGTACTGTTCACTACATACTGCAACGGCAATACCGTTAGTGATCAGCCAATCGCGTTGAGCATTGGTGGCAGGTACAGAAGAGAACCATGACTGCAAATTGGGAAATGCATCTTTGATTTCTGTATTCTTCTCCCACTTATATCGTTCCCGTTTGGGCGTGTGAATTGATAATTCTCTTGCATTGACCCATGCCTCAAATCTATCATAGTCCCAAAAGGTTTCATAGATTTGATTATCTTTGTTAACACTAACTCCGCCGTAATGTTTATCGGCAATGTATACACTAACCGATCTTAGTTCAACATAGCCAAGGTTGGAAATGCCAACACAATCATATCGATACCCGTTTTTAACAATACTGTGAGGATATACAGCAAACAACGGCGAATCAGTAGATTTGATAATTCTATCTTCTCGAATAAAAATAGTATTAGAATCCTGACCCCAGGCTAATGCACTATCATAATAATCGTGTCCGCCTATGATTCTCATCAGTTCAACTTTAGTTGCAGTTATAATAAATCATTTATCTTTAAAAGATACATAGACTAGTTAATTATCATTCTCGTCTTCAGAATCAAAACTATCAAAAATCTTGTTTATGATAGTTCTGTATGGTTCATGTGCGATCATTTTTGACGACGGATCACAACTTAATACTATATCAACACAATGGTTAATAATCAACCCACCATACTGTTCCAAACCTTCAAGGGGATCAATAATATTACCATTGCGATTGACACAGACTATGGTCTTTCCGTCTTCTAAACGTGCAATACCAGCACGGAGTCGTAGTTCATTTAACAGCTTGTTCATGCGATCCTCTGGTACGTTACGACTGTAACTTCTTTTGGTTCAACCTCAAAAAACTCTAGATCTTCAATACCATTGTTCTGATATTCAGTAGATCCAATAGAATATCGAAACTCCCAAAACCTGCCATCTCTATTGTCTCGATATACTTCGCGATAATGGGTATTCCAACGGCCTTGACTGGTGATAGTACGCTTGAGAACATTTTCAAAATATTCATTGGCAATGTTTTCATAATCATTGCGCTCCCATTCATCGTCAGGGACATCGTCGGCGAAATCCAATAGTGTTTTTGCTAGATTAATATCCATAATTCAACTCCAAAATGGTTCTTGATTAGCTCATATGCTAGTCGTCATCTTCATACTCATAATCTAATAGAGGTTCGAGCTTGTCCCAATGTTCCCAATACTCCAGCGCATTTGCAACGGATTCGCCCATAGCCCTAGTACAGCCGTTATCTAGTAACGCATTGACGCAGTCGGCAACTTGATGTACAAGCTCATTTTCAGATTTTGTTAGCCATCCTTGCAACATTAATGCCAATACAGTACTTGTGTCACCGTCGTTGGTATTGATAATATGTTCGATAACAGACTGTGCCAAATCTGAATAAACTCGTTCCCGCTTTGCTGTTTTATTCTCTAGCTTGCTTATGGGTAGAGGCCAATGCCCTTGTACCTGACCGCATTCGAGGCATAGTTCAATACAAACATCGTCGCCTCCGCCAATTCCTAGATCGTCAGGGACATAACCGTTATGGTCCTGACCATATATTTCAAACGATCCTAGATCACTACAATGTGCATTTGCTGACAGGATGCGATTGCTGTTACACTGCATGCAAATCATCATGCATCTCCTTCAAAGTGGTAGCTCCACCGATGACCACCCCAAAGATGGCGTACACCGTCAACCTTGGTTGCAGTACCAATGTTCTTCTTGATCACGCTGAGCAGCTCGGTGCGCACATCGCGTGCTCCATCCCAGCAGGAGAACATAACCTGACGAGCAATAGGCTGCATGTCCTTGCCCATGCCTAGAGCAAACGTCTTGCGGTCACCGCGGGTCACAGACAGCGCCCGCTTGAGATCCTGCTCAAGCTGATCAACGGTGTAGTTGAAGCCATGCCAGAACTGGTCTTCAAACTGTTCAACACGGTGTCGGTCATCGTCCATCATGTAGGACTTTGCGTCATCAACCTTATCGTTTACCAACAGGTCAATCACATTTTTTTCTTGTGACAGTCCATCTTTAGTTTTATGAAAACGTAGATACTCGTCAGCTTTGGTCTTAACTCGATAACCAGAATCCCATGCGATAACAAATCCTTCTACATTCTTGAGACCTCTAACATAGTTAATAAACTCAACAGGGTCTTTAACTGAATCATGAACCTTTGCAACAGGAATATTATATAAATTAATCTTGTCCAAAAGTTGAATTTGAAGAGTCATTGCTATCTCCTATAATGCATACTCTAGCATCATACTAAGATTAGTCAATCAAAATTTAATAAATAAAGCGTAGTTCGCGGAATTAGCGTTCCCAACTACTCTATAGCTTTGAAGGAGCATACAGCATGCATATTTACTATGTTTACGCATATTTACGACAAACAGACAACACTCCTTATTACATAGGAAAAGGTAAAGGAAAACGAATTTATGGTAAACATTCGGTACCTGTACCAAAAGATAAATCTAAAATTATATTCTATCAAACTGGATTACTCGAAGATGATGCATTTAAATTGGAACAGGCATATATTAAACTATTTGGTTGCAAAGATATAGGAACAGGAATATTACGTAATTTATCTAACGGCGGAGAAGGTCCGGGAGGGTTCATAAGAAGCGACACTACAAAACATAAATTATCATTATATGCTAAAAATAGAACATCAGAACATCAAGAAAAACTTAATAAGAGTAGGAAGCATTATAGACATTCAGACGAAACTAGACAAAAAATATCAAAACTTAAAAAAGGAAAATTATTAGGACCACGAAACGAAGAAACAAAAAAGAAAATATCCCTTTCTAATAAAAATAAACACTCGATTCCGCATAGTGAAGAAACAAAAAAGAAAATATCCCAATCAACTACAGGAATTAAAAAAGGTCCAATATCAGATACACACAGATCTAATATATCTAAATCTAAAAAAGGATATAAGTGTGGTCTAATGAATTATGACCAACGAATGAAAATATCTAAAACTAAATCAACTGCGCCAAAATTTTTATGCCAATATTGTAATAATTTGTTTAAAAGTGGCAATTATTCCCGGTGGCACGGGAATAATTGCAAATTCAAAGCAGATTAAAATGTTCGCCTGTTACCATATGACGCACTGTTAACAATGTCAACATGGGCTTATCATAAGATAGAACAATCCTATTATTAGGTGCAGTGTACTCGAATATTGGTGTAAGATCATTTGAAATACACCATTTAGCGAAATTTTGATATTGCGGATGGTTTTTTACAAAAGCTTCAGCTTGAAGTGCAACTTCTGAAATGCCCATTTTTGTACCCCACCTTATGACACCAGATCTGTACCCGTCTTCAAAAGGCGAAATCATAGAGCCGTCATATTTGGTATAAACCTTATGTGGCAGCGAAAAATCTAACTTATCAAGTTGAGTCTCTTCTTTCTCAAAGATGTTGAACCACTTGGCAAGAGGTCTACGCAATATTCTTCCTGTTGCGCTATCAAAGATAATACCTCGACATTCTCGTCGAATTGCATCGTTAACAGTTACCACTGGCGGAAACGTGTCACTCATTGCTACTACATAACAAACAATGGTAAATCGGCCGCGTTCTGCAACCACAAATTCATCGCGACCCTCAATCGCAGGGCGCACGTCATCCAAATGCCGAATTTCCGGAAACTTATAGTGCATCGCGTGGTCCTCTCGTTACTAGGACACAATAACATCTATACAAGTGTTGTCAACCACATTTTTAATGTGTATTAATGATTTACAATTTAAAATGTAAATTAATATCGCAGCATTTGATCCAAACTGTCGTCGTTGCGCTTGATGTTGATAGCTACAGCGCTGGGCCACGGATTGGTAGCAGCGTGATCGTTGATCAATATGCGGCGGGCATGATGCAAGTCCATCAATAATTGGCAGTCGCCAAATCCCAATTGGTCTAACAGTGCTTGTGTTTCGGTTCTACTAGAACTTGGACGAGATGTTGTGAATATGATCTGGGCCCCGCGAGCTTTGGCATTGAGCAGGGCTCTCACATTGTTCTCTAATGCTGTTGGTTTAGTCTTGTAATTGTTCTTGCCGTAGAGTGCTTGATTCTTAACAATAGTGCCATCAATGTCTACAAACAGTGTTGGTTTGTTGTTATATTGTGCCCAATCCTCTGCAGTGCCTAGATCAACAAAGCTCTTGACCTGTTCGGTGTTGAATATGGCATGTTTGGTTATCATGTAGCTCACAATAGAGCTCATATAAATCTCACCTAGCTTGCTGTTCTTGAGATCGTTGTAAGCGTCTTTGTATTCTGCTATACATTCAAATTGATACCCACCAACACAAAATGTGTCGCTGATTATCTTCTTTTCAACTATGTTGCCAACTATACCCCAATTGTTGACAGTAAGGTAGCTCTTGTTACCAGGCATGCGCAACGTGGGATGGTTGTCCAACGTGTCTACAAATATTTTATTACCGGGAGATAGAGGATCATGCTCCAATAAACTGTCGCAGTCTCTAACCAAGAAACCGTCTGAGCTATGTAAATTTAAATGCTCTAGAGCTTGATAAATGGTATCTGCTGGACCTGCAGTTGGTTCTGGCAATACCACAACTTTAACTCTGTTGCCAAACATACTGTTTATTTGATCTGTTGAATGATACTGTTCGTCGTGCTCCTTGAGCACAATTGCATATACTGTATGATCATCCAAATAGGGTTTGGCTGCTAGTTGTAACATGCTGCGCCCTTGATAATCGCACAGCAAATACTTTGGGCGCATATTTGGGAATCTGGTACTTTGACCAGCACACGGTATTATAATATACATAGCCTGTTGATTTCCTTAATAATAAAGTTGCGATCTTGATCGTTATTGGTATATGGCAGCACTCTTAGCAGCATCAGTATAATGAGGTTCTTGTTATCTGAGATTGGATGTTCTGCTACAATTGCAGATTTGATTGACCATAACTTGCCCTGCAGCATTGCATCTTTATTGCGTATGAACCAACCGCATTCTAGATCTTGCATCAGTTTGGCTAGATCAAAAACCCAGCTGGCATAATCGCTAGTGATAGGGTCTATTAGATAGAATCGTCCATCAAATCCATGTATGCAATTGTCCATAGTCAAGTCACCGTGATAGCTGCTAGCGGGTATACTGTGAGGTAACTGTGCTATCAGTTCTTCTGCTGTAAATGGCAATTGTGGCCAATAGGGTGCTAGTGCTGGTACTGCCAATCTTGCGCGATATACTGTTTGCCATTCTTGTGCTACACTGTTTCTTTTTAGTTTAGCAATACAATCTAGAATCCAGTTTACAAATTGATCTATGGGATTGTGCAGCAACCAAGTGATCATATCGTCGTGAGGTATATATTCCATGTCATAGTGATTGTCGCCTGTAGCTATGATCTTGGGCATGGCAATGTTGCTGTCTGACAGTGCCCGCAAGCGTTCTTGATTGCGAGTTACGTTGCCAACCTTGCGTACAAAGGTACGGCTACGGTCCTGCATCAACAGAACCGTGCTGCCGCTGTACCCTTGTAATTGTTTTATGATACCACTCACATAGATGTTTATGCTAGATTTCTTGTGGATATCAAAATCTAATTACCTAAAATATAGTACGGAGTACCCCAAGTGAACTCTTTCCAGTTGGTCTCGCTAAGGATACCCAACACACGCAATTGATCAAGACCGGGCCAATCGCTATCGAACATAGTTACACCGTATCCGTAGCGATTGCCGCGGAGACCACCACCGGTCCCAGTATGGATGCCGGCAAAATTAAATATATCGCTACTCCATCCAGGAAGGTGGTGACTGGTTCGATACTCAATACGACCGTGCCATCCAGGATAACCTCGGGGTGCATTTGGAGTGCGTCCTCCCCAATTGGTTACACCACCTCGCGGTGCTGCGTGACTGTTGCTCACACAATCACTGTGAACAACATCCAGATAGGTAATGCGAATCCAAAAATCTTCTGGATCGGGCCAGTTGTGTTTGGCATAAAATCTACCAGCAGTGTGTTTGGCACGAGCTAAAAACCAATGGCTGTTGCGCTCTACCCAATCAATAATGCTAGTAAAGTCATTTTGACTGTTGAAGTCAACTAGCATCTTGTGCAGTCGAGCATCCCTAATTCTAGCATGCACGCGAGTTTCACGCAGATCAGCAAGGTGTTTGACATATGCCTTTTTGGAAACGTAGAGCTTGCTGGTCCATGGACACTGATAGGCTTTGACCACCTTGGCAGTATCTACAGGAATAAGCTTGTCCCCGTCCTTGTATGCTTTGATAGCACCCATGATCAAATCCTCAATTAATATGAGCCTATACTAGCATTTGACTATGCGAGTGTCAACCAATTAATGACAGATGTCTGCGATGTCTGATGGAGACCTACCAACCTTTGCAAGTTCAATTCGACAATTGCTCTTGACGTTTTCCATATAAACTGCGCTTCCAAAAATAGAAACAAACCAGATACCTACTACAACGGATACTGTAATAGCAAACCACTTGTATTCCATGTGTTGATTCCTTTGTGTACGATTACCTGCAGATATTGTTAATATCTGATATCAATCTACCTGATTTTCCAAGTTCAATCTCGCACTGGCTTTCAAAGTAGCCTAGAACAAATACTGGCGACATTATGATGAATGAACATACGATTATCATGATAGCAAACCACTTGTGTTCCATGTGTCATCTCCTTAGTTTGTATCAAACTTTGAAACTTCGTTGGGTGTAGGCATCTTGCCTTCCCATTTTAATAACCACATTGTATGGTCTCTAGGCGTAGTCAATATCAACCTCAACCCATCTGATTCTGGCCACATGTAGAAGTCGCCCTCTAGATTATTGCGGCACCATCTATGCAAAGGATCTACGTAATCTTCATATATGGTCTCTGAAAATTCTGGTTCTTCCGGCGTCTCAAGTTTATTAGTTGACCAATTGTTATATAAATCTGTCCAATCTATATAAATTGGTTTGGTCCATTTGAGCGGGCTCAAATTCACACTGAGGTTGATGGGCTTCTGGTCAGTTGTGTTTGTATTTGGGTATGCAGCATCTGCTAGCATACCAGCCCACTGTTTGATCAATATAGGCCGCAACTTATTGTGCAACACCCATTTAATGGCCTCTATAATAGCAAATAGCCAACACACCATCATCGCGGACATATAAATTGCATCCGTCCAAGAATAACCGGATGCTACATCTAATGCACCAAATAGCAAACTAGGTATAGCAGCAATAGTCAGATGCCATGTCCAATTAGGCGAATTTTTACCGTACCATTTTTGGTACCAGCCTCTGACTGCGTGCATGTTAGAACGCTCCAAAATAATTAAAGGTCTTGGGACTATAGCGAGTTAGGATCAAGCTGGCTTCTGAATCAGCAAACAAGAACGAGCCTGCCTTGCCGTCAACCTTCTTGAGATCCTGTGGTTTAAAAATCTGATGCTCCCAATCGTAATCAGTGTGATCCTTATTCCATTCCTTATAGCCAATTCTAATCTGGTCGTTAAGTGGATTGCCAGTCCAAGTTTCATCATCAATGTCTTCGATAGGCACAACCTTGTTGTCAATGACCAGCTGAACAGTGTAGGTGAGCCTATCGCCAAACTCTGGCTTGGCATTCAGCATCTTCATAGCTTCCTGCGGAGTTTCGCCATAACGGTTCATTTCCTCTACCAGCGCTTTGAGCATGTCAAAGTTGAACTCGTCAAACATAGTGCTGATCTTGCAGATAGTGTCAATATGCTGAGTAGACTTGAGGTTATCCTCACAGTACTCCTCAATGAATGCACCATCCAACCCCTTGAAGTCCAGCATGTAAAAGATTCGACCCGGACGGTTGCGCATGTGATTGTCAATGCGCCACTTGTCGTTGCAGGTGAGCACAAACAACTTCTTGCTGGGAAATACTCCATCCAACAGCGTGAGGATGCTCTCCTGATCTTCTTGATCATACATTTTTTCAAATTCGTCTAGTAGTACTACACAAGGCTGACTGATATCCTGAATCAGCTGGTTGAATGCATCGCCAGTCCATGCACTGTTGATCACAATAGTTGGCATGTCATGGGTAGCAGCAAGCATACTTAGTTTCTTGCTCAATAATGTCTTACCACTTCCTTTCTCACCTGCTAGTAGTACACCAGTACTATTTGGTCTATCGAGAAATGTATTCATGATGCGATTGGCATGCCTAATGGTATCGCCGTAGATCTTCTTAGGTTCTGTAAAGCTGTTAATCTTCTCTAGAAATAAATTTCCAAAAGGATCCTGTTTAATAATGTAGTTGCTGACAGGTAGTTTGGTATGAAGATCTAGATTAGCCTCGTCAGTAATCCGATAGGAGTTGCCATTTCTTAAAAAATAGGTCATTTTGGTATCCGCTGTCGTTGTTAACAAACATACAGTAGCAGGACCTTATGATATTGTCAACTGATTTATTAGATAAATAAGTAATGTAGTTCACGGGACTCGCGATCCCCAACTACTCTAACGCTTTGTAGGAGCAATCAGCAAATGTATTTACATTTAATATCACCTTATGTTTACAAAGTAACACATAAAGTTACTGAGGTTTATTACTTTGGTTATCGAATGAGACATGACAAATATAATAGAACTATAGCAGATGATTTATGGGTTCGTTATTTCACGTCTTCTAAAGAAATACATAACATAATCGCACAATACGGTATAGAATCTTTTATTGTTGAGGTTATAGCAATCAATGACGATTATAAAGAATGTTATAAAATAGAACAACAATTGATTAAAGAACATATAACAGATCCATTATGTATCAATAAACATTATAGAGATCCTGTATTTGGCAAACATATATTTTCAAGAGCTAACGATAAAACACCAGACGATGTTAGAAAGAAAATATCTAAATCATTAAAAGGTTTGAAAAGATCTCCAGAGACAAAAGAAAAAATGTCTAGAGCAAGAGCAACAGTGCCTATTAAAATTCAAACCGAAGAAGAAAAAACTAAAAGACGAGAAACATGGTCTAAAATGTCAGCTGATAAAAAGAACAAAGCCAGTATTGAGAAAAGTATATCTTGGAAAAATAAATCGCAAAAAGAAAAAGAAGAAATTATTGCTAAAAGGGTTGCAAAGAGACTTGCATATACTCCAGAAAAACGAGCAGAAATATATGCTAGAAAAGTTGCAACTCAATTAGCAAATAAAATGAAAAGGTAATGTCGTTATTTTATCGCCGTAGCAGACACTTGATTTCGTTACCAGTTGGAGACTTTACGGCGATTTCAACATTGAAGAATTGATCATCAGAATTAAACGTGTAAGGATTAGCATCCTCCGTATAATGATTTCGATAGGAGTAATGTTTGGATATAACCAAACTGCGACAGAGATGATTGGCTGTAAACTGTGAGTTGTTGAATGAGCGGAGGTGAATATTATTATAACCAGAAGAAAAAACTTCACCAAATCGACCGTCTGTAGTTTCAACAAACAGTTCTGGTGACCGGTATTTGGTACTGTCTGTCAGTGTAGATTCGTCTGGTATGTCAATTGGCACACGATTGAGTACACAACCAGCAGATGGTTTTCCGTATACAAACGACAATACAGTTGAATATGTGTTGTCTATAATGTCCACATGACTCAAAGATCGCAGCTGGTTAGCCAATAGTTCTGCTTGTGCTGCGGTTAGATTCTTGTTGGCAGGTTCAATGCTACTGAGCTTAGGGTTAGCAATGAGATGCAACTCTTCAGTCTTGTTGGAATGGTCCTGTGATGTTTTATGTACATGTATCACATGTACTACATTACTACTGATCGCAATCTCGTTGGTTCCCTGAGCAGAAGAGTGATTTCGATTATAAGTGCGGCAGATTCTATACATCTTACCCAGCCAAACGCCTCGAAGGTTGTTTTGCAATACAACACCGTCGCCTGGCTTAACATCACGCCAATTGGCTTTGGTGTTGGCCACAATAGTATTCTGCACAGCCTGTTTGTATACATCTGTACTGGTACTGAGCAGCACATTATCTTTGCCCAGTCGTGCCCAAACGCATTGATCTATGATTTCGCCTCGATCAATCATGCCAACACTGATCAACTGTGCCAAATTGCCGCTGGTAATTTCCAATTCAAATCCACGAGGATCTTCAATACGCCACTTGTCGTACCCACCGTATCCTGAAGATCTAATGCTGTCTCCCAGCTTGAATCCGCTAAGAGGGATGTTGTCAATCACTTGGCTGGGTATTTGAGTGCCTTTGGCCTAAGTATCTACAGACGCCATACGATTTTTTGCAGCGGTATCTTCTCCCCAAGGAGTCATAAATCCAATGGGCAACTTGCTGTTTTTGCGTTTGACTAGTCCAACATAATGCTTGGCTGGTATTTTGATGTTTTCCTTCATGAGATTAATCCTTGTTGTCTCCCACCATGGACAATACCATAGCATACATCCTATCGAGATCCTTGATAGCTTCTAGATAGGGTGCTGCGGCTGCTTCTGCAGCAGCTCGCCTGGCTGCATTCATCTCTGCCAAGAGAGCTTGTTTTTGAGCAAACATCTCCTGCAACCCTTCGTCATTGGCAACTGCTTTTAGCTCGCTGCCTCCAAGTTTGGAGATGTTATCGCGTACTCTTTTTATGATGTCGTCTGTCACAGCACAATACCTGGCCAATTGGATTTATAATAACACAATGCAGTCAACCGGTCAACTGTTGATGTTGCCATCAGCAGTTAGCAGAACCACTGCGCGTTTGACCAACGCTTGCTCAAGAGCATCCAGAGCATTGAGGTCTTTGGGGTGCGTTGCTGTTCCCATGCCAATCAACTTGGGTGCCAACCTACACCACTGATTGAATTCACTGTCGTCGTCGAGCTTTGGAGCATAACGCATCATCTTGCGTCCAAGTTCTGCAGTATCAATCATTTTTCGTGTTCCTCTGTCCATAGATGAGTAAGTTTGAAACGAGTTGCATCTTCGACATTATCGAATCGTATGTTTATATCTGTAAGAGTACCATACTTGTCTTTTGACACCACAAGTTCTGCACCTTGGTAATCAACATCAAGTAATTGTTCTAACAGGTTCAAAGCTAGATCCTGTTCGAACGTATCTAGCTGAGTTTTCATTGAAATGTGAACTGTCTCGCCACGTTGGACGATAACATTCATCTATCTGATCCAACAAATTTCTTAGCGAAGCTGTCAGCCCATTCATCTAGATGCTGTTCCAAATACTGCACACCGCTTGCACTGTGCAGGCTGGCAGTTTTGGCAATAGTGTTGGAAATTACCACGGGAAGATCACTTTCAATCATCTCCATGATATTCTGCCTGTCTCGAGATTCTAGATCCTTGCTCCATACAGCCAGTCGTTCTGCTACTCGCTGGCATAGCAACACAGTAAGGTCTTCCAACTGCTTCTTGTAATCACCAGGTGTGTTCATGTTGTGCTGCCTTATGACTTGTGAGGAAGATGATGTGGGTCAAGCTTCTGCAGCCTAGAAATTTCATCCTTTAGATGCAGACGCAGTCTCTTCTTGGACATGAGAACATCATCATCAAACTGTCCAGTATTCTCCATGTGCTCAATTTCAATATCAAGTTCGCGGTGTTCCTTGATCAGTCGATTGATATGATTTTCTAAACTCATGATGTATGCTCCGTTTGTATATGATATAAGTTTACTGAAAGTTTGCTTGCAGAACAAATGTTAAGATTTCAGTTTTAATTCCGCAACACGATGACAGGTTTCATCTACTTCTAGACCAAATCCTAGATAAATGGTGTTCTTTGAACTTCCATACGCGCTCTCTTGCACATAGGGTTCGATGCACCAATAGCGAATCTTGTAGCCTTCAGTATTGGCCCAACGTGCTAGAGTTTTGGCTCCGGCCGGAGTTGCACAATAGCCTTTAACAGCACCGCTCATTTTGATGTCGTGAGCTTTTGCAAATTCTGCTATCAATGCGTCTGCCCACTTGTAAAAAGATTTACGCGGAGAATATTGACTGAGATTTATCTTCATGACCATACCAACCTGAATAGTGTAGCATCATCTAGAGTAAATGGTAGCACAATATTGTTAGATGTCAACCACAAATTGACTGTGTTGGTGATGTCGATGCCGTTGCGGTACCAGTGTTGCACACCATTTGGTCGAACAACCGCAGGCCCATCTGTGCGATGCCGTTGGCCATTGCGGTACCAGTGTTGTTCGCCGTCTGAACAGATCACCGCGGGTCCATCCTCTCGATGCTGTTGGCCGTTGCGGTACCATTCTTGTGTGCCACTAGCCCAAATCGATGCAGGTCCATCATCGCGATGCCGTTGGCCATTGCGGTACCAGTGTTGTTCGCCGTCTGAACAGATCACCGCGGGTCCATCATCGCGATGCCGTTGGCCGGTGCGAAACCAGAGTTGTGTGCCGTCAGATTTGACAATTGCAGGTCCGTCTATGCGATGCAGTTCACCTTTTGCATTTCGCCATTGCTTGATACCGTTATCATTGCTCACAGTCATATCTTTAACCGTAGTTCTGTAAACTTTGGACATGTATCCAATATATCAATACCATATGCTGCTGGTACTTCATCGCGCTCAAGTTTGTAATCAAGTTCCCAATAGCATGCAGAATAACCAACTTTCTGCATCCATGCAATTACAGCCTTGACACCCTCCGTACTATAAAAGAAGTCATTTAGGTAGTCAGAAAAAACCATGTCATGGTCATTACAGAATTCGCGCTGTACTTCAATTAGCCACGCTGGCTCATCTTTTTGCCAATTTATAGTTTGGCTGGTACGACTATTGAAGTTGATCTTCATGTAACACCTTTGGCATGTAGATGCAGCTTACGCTGCATCTACCTCTTCAATACCAGTGTTGTGATCGTAATACGCATACTGTCCAAACGGTGGCTTAACGCGAGTCTTGGCACCTTCAGTGATGATCCAAAGAGTATCTGCATAAGTGTCTGGACCCCACTCACCAAACGGATACCCGTCAGTGAACACCACAGCCTTCTTGGGTTCGATCTGGTTTTCAATCCAATAATTCCAGAACGCATTGAAGTCAGTACCACCGCCACCCATGCACTGATAGTTCATGAGCTCGTCTGCAGTGTCCTTGGTGAACTCCTTGTAGTTATAGACCCTGGTATCAAAACAAAGAATGCCAATCTTGAAGTCATGATAGCTGTCCATGATGCCAGCAACCTCACCGAGGAAGTCCTTGGCCATAGCATCGCTAATAGAACCGCTCATGTCAATAGCAATCTGAATGTCAATGGTCTCATCCTTGTCCAGCGTGGGAAGGAAGATGCCCGAATACATATGCTTGCGATTTGGACGCAACCAAGTGAAGTCATCAGTGATGCAGCTCTGGATGTTCTGCTGTAGCAGGTCACGCCAGTTGATCTTGGGTTCAATGAGATCCTCGAGCATACGCTTCATGCTACCGGGAAGCTTGCCCGCAGCAGCCTGAGCAGCCTGCAGAATCTTGTTCTTCATTTCCTCGCGGATCTTCTTGAGCTCCTCGCTGCTGACTTCAATTGGAATGCCCTTGGAACTGTCCTTGCCCTTGCCGTCCTTCTTGTCGTCGCCCATCTCAAGGTGAACGTCCAGCGTGAGCTCCTTCTTGACCTTGCGCTTCTCAAGATCGTCATACACTGCCTCGGACGTCCAACCCAGGTACTTGGCATCATACAAGCCAACACGCTGCGACGTCTCCTGTCCTGCAGCATTGGGATCCGGAACTCGCATGGTAGGCATCTTGCCAATCTTGTCGGTAGTGAGCATGCCATTGATGATATAATCATTGGCCATGTTCCACCACTGGGGATCACGATGAGATCGACGACCAAAGTGATCCAGCGCAACGTGAAGAATTTCATGACAGAGAACGAACACCGTCTCGTCAACATCCAGCTTGGATATAAAATCTCGGTTGTAGAAGATATTGCGTCCGTCAACCGCAGCAGTTGGACACCAACCAGCGTCAGTGGCATCCACTAACTTGAGCTGCATTGCAAGCGTTCCAAAGAACGGGTTAGAGAACAGCAACTTGAGGCGTGCCTGACTGATCTTCTTGGTGACTGGTGTTGACATGTGTGTCTCCTGATTGTGTTAATTTCAACGCTAACTTAGCATATGCATGATCTATTGTCAATAAGAAATAAAACAGCACGGGATTTGAGCCCGTGCTGTACATCGCGTTTATGATTACATATTCGGCAAAAGATCGCTGTAGCGATCGCAGAATTCGTGCCAAGTCTTCAACTTGGGCGCCTTGATTGCAAGCTTATGGGTACCGAGGATGATCTTAGCACCCATAACCGACAATTCATCCTCAAAATTGTCCATCATAAAGCGATAGAAGAAGTCAACCTCCTTGTGGAAGTCGTCCATGGGCTTGTTATCGCCTGCCTTGGCCGCAGCAACCGCTCGGTTATTGCTATCAACCAGTTCGTATGCCAGTGCCGTAGTGAGAGCATACATGATGTCAATCTGCTTGCTATTAAGCTTGGTGACCTTACCGCTCAGGATGTCCTTAGCGTGCGGTAGATTGGCAGCCTGCTGACGATAGGTCATAAACTTGATGCCTGGACCTTCGCCAACGGTACCCTTCACAAGGTCTCCAAGGATATCTGCGGGAAGCTGAGTATCAACCATCTTGCCCTTGTCATTGACCTCCTGCAGTAGCTCGCTTGCAAAGTACCAAGAACGCGGTGTAGCAAACGCATAGCTGTCAGCGCTGGGATTGAAGTTGTTGAGGTCGTTGGGCTGGAAGGAGAGGTAGCCAACCACGTCCTTATGCACACGATTGAGCAGCGCCCATTCCTTCCAATCATCAAAGTCAACCGCAAGTGTCAAGTGGCTGAAGCGATTGGCCAGCGGCATCGGCATGTTATATGCAACGCCCTTGTCCTTAACGCGATTGCCTGCAGCAACAATAACCACATCCTTGGGAAGATGGTAGTTACCAATGCGACGGTTGAGAATGATCTGGTAGGTTGCAACCTGTACGCTGGGCGGAGCAGCGCTCATTTCATCAAAGAACACCAGCGCGCGGCTGTTTGGATCAGTTGGAAGATCCGAAGGGTTGCTCCACGTAAACAGCTTCTCGGTGATCGGCTGTCCAACTTCGTCCTTGACGAGGTTGCCGTCCTTGTCGTAGATCTTCACATCTGCAAGGTAGGGAATGCCACGCATGTCCGTGGGTTCCATAAGCGGCAGTCGGATATCAATAAGCGGACGTCCCTGGCTGCGAGCCACCTCGGCAACAATATCGCTCTTGCCAATGCCAGGCTGTCCCCATATAAATAGTGGACGCTTACGGCTGATACTGTGCTGAATAGCCAGCTTCAAACGGCTGGGAGTAACAGTTGAAGTTGTGTCGATAGTATTACGCTTGCTAGGTGCCATTTGTGTGTTTCTCCTAAGTTAACGTTTGTGTCGTTACGATGTGATAATAGCACCTATAACTTTACTGTCAACCTGTTATTTTGCGGAAAAATTAGATATAATGATAAAAGAGGTAAATGTATGGATATTATAGACAAATTACTTGAGCAATATGATCAATTGAAAAACACTAAAAATACCAAAGCGTTATCAAAATGGTGCCCAACGGAGCTTTTGGATCTAACTACATTTTTACCATGTAATACTCCCACTTACGTAAGAATATGGCATTTACGCAACAGGGTATTTTACATCCCGTCTTGTGAAAACTGCGGTTCTCCAACTCAATTTGACCGAACAGACGGTTGTTATAGACGATTTTGCAGCAAAGCTTGTGCAGCAAGAGACTCGAATACCAAACAGAAAAAAGCTAGCAGTACCGAGCGCATTTACGGAAACAGGTCATATTTTCAAACTGATGATTATCATCGCAAGGCTCGAGCAACCAGTTTATCGAAGTATGGTGTAGAAGTTCCATCAGCTAGTCCAATTGTTAGGGCCAAGATAGAATCTACTAATTTATCATTATATGGACATCGAAGCACATTGAGTGTGCCCGACGTTCAAGACAAAATCAAAAAAACCCTGTTGGATAGATATGGTGTTGCTAATCCTATGCATGTACCTGAGATAGTTGCCAAAACTACAGAAAACACCCGTACAGCATATGCAGAGAGATTGCAAGAAATATTAGATCGCCGTTACCGTACCAATTTGGATAGATATGGTAGATATGATCCTGCTCAATTGCATATGAGTATGGACATGATTGATCTTAGTTACAATCGTCAATGGTTACAAGAACAAAATGCGCAATATCCGTTGTGTTATATTGCTAAGAAATTGGGGATGGGAACCAGCCAATTAAGTGTCAGATTCAACAAACTTGGTCTCGTTCCTGTGCAGCATGCTATCAGTTCTCATCACCAATTTATATTAGATCATTTACGTAGCAAATACTACGGAGAAATATGTATAAATGATCGCAAAGTCTTGAATGGAATGGAATTGGATATTGTGTTACCTGAGTTAAATTTGGCTATTGAGATAGATGGCGTTTATTGGCACGGCGAACTAGGAGGGAATAAGCCATATGACTACCATTTGGAAAAAACTCGCAAGTGTGCTGAACTTGGCATACGATTGGTACACATCTGGGACACTGAAATTGCAGATAAGTTGGACATTGTTAAGAGTAGGTTAGACAATCTATTAGGCGTCAACAGCAATAGGATCGGTGCTAGGAAATTGGTTGTTACAAAGATTTCCAACGATCAAGCGGCTACTTTTCATAACCAAAATCATCTCTCAGGTGCAGCACCTGCTAACCAGCATTATGCATTGGCATCTCAAGATGGTGTAATTTATATGTGCATGAGCATAGGTCATTCTAGATATGACAAGACAGCAGACCTAGAAATAATTAGATCAAGCACTCGTTGCGGCATAGTAATACCAGGGGGTGTAAGTAAATTGATCAACGCTGTTGGTCTTGATCATTTTGGAAAAAAGATAATAACTTATTCTGATCTAAGATGGGGGCCGGGTTTATCATATGGCTTAGCAGGATTTAGTCATGTAAAAAATACAGGTCCGGGCTATTGGTATGTAAAAGCGGGAAAGGTCTATCATCGCAGCGGATTTCAAAAGCGCTATTTGGTTAAAAAGTTAGATAATTTTGATCCAAATTTAAGCGAATGGGAAAATATGCGCAATCACGGGTGGGATAGAATATGGGATTGTGGTAATGCTGTCTGGGAAAAATTGTTATAAATAATTTACTATGTTGATAAGTGAATTAATAGGCTACAGGGAAAATCCCATATATCAAAAGGCCAAAACCACCTTTGATCCGTCAGAATATGGCGATACAGAGGGAGCATTTTGGGCCACAAGAAATCGCATGATGAAAAATTTTACTAGTGAATTAGTAAAGCATGGATTCGTAAAAGTTGGTAGTGGAGTGGTAGTTTTGGTACAGTATATGAGAAACCTGGATATCCGTGGTTATTCAAGATATTCAACAGGGATCCTTCCTATCTAACTTATTTGCGTTATGCAATTAAAAATCAAAACAACCCAAATGTTCCCAAGATAAAAGGCAATATATTGCGCATAAACGATGAAACTTTTGCAGTTAGAATGGAACCATTAAAACCTTGGACAGTTGCTGGTGATCCTAAATTAAAACATCTTTCTAAACTCACATCGAACATATATGATAGTCTTGATGACCTTTCGAAAAGTAACCGCATCTGGTTGAAAAATAATTATCCAGGTGTTTTGAAAATATTGGTTGATATGGATGCAGCAGGCGACGCGTTTGATCTTCACGAGGGGAACATAATGCTACGCGGCAATGTCCCTGTATTGGTAGATCCAGTTTATGATCCCGGCAGCATGGAATAATATATGAACACTAACCCATTGTGTGCAGCAACCTTGGCAAGGGTTGAGCTATCACTCAGGCAACAAAATTAAACCATGTTGCGAATGGTTTGGTGATATGTTCTCAGGTACCGTTCAAGAATACATTGACAGCGACTATCTGAAATCAATCAAAAAACAAATGATGAGTACTGAATTACCTAAAACTTGTGTTTCATGTGTTATTAATGAACGATCAAATATACCATCATACAGACAGTTTGAAAATAGTTTTGCTGATTTAGAATCATTGAATATAGAAACTGGTACTTCGTTCAAAATTTTAGATTATAGACCTGACATAATTTGCAATTTCAAATGCAGGATGTGTTCGTCGCAATCGTCCTCGTTAATAATGAAAGAGTTGATAGATAATCCCAATTTGATGATTTGGGATAAACTAGATAGCCAAATTTCAAACAATCATGACATTTTAAATTCAATAGATCTCAAACAATTAAAGGTTGTTAGCATACTTGGCGGAGAACCCAGTATCAGTCAAACTGTATTTGATTTTTTAGATAAGTTATATGAAGCCAATACCGATGTTGAATTACAGTTAACTACCAATGGCTCCAATATAAATGACAAATGGATAAGTCGAGTTAAGAAGTTCAAAAAAATTTCCTACACAATCAGCGTAGATGCAACCGGAAAATGTTATGAGTATATACGTACTAATGGACATTGGTCTACTATTGAACGCAATATGAAAAGATTGGATGATTTAGGAATACCATATGGTATATTGTGTACCATGATGTCATATAATTTGGCTATGATAGAAGATTGGTTTGATTGGTTTGGAAATAGAGATGCGATAGGGTTAAGTCATGTTGTATCTCCAAGCGATCTATCTATAAAATCTATACCTCCTGAAATACGCAATGAAAAGATCATTTGGTTAGAAAACAAAAACAATAAATTAGCAGATCAAATAGTAAATCTTATCAACGATAAAACTATGGAATATGATGCTATTCTAATGAAGAAAATGTTTGAAAGAACTGCTGCATATGATCAAGCAAGAGGCACAAACATATTTGATCTAGATCCTGTATTTGCTCGCATGTATTCTATGATTAACATTTGAAATCTATCAAATCTAAAAGTTTACCGCCAACCAATTGCAGTTCAAAATGTATTTGGCTATTCCAAATTGTTACAGTACGGTTGCGAAGTATCCAGGGACCATTTATCAACCTGTTCATTTGAATCAATAGTTTACCTGTAATAATACAGTTATCCTCATGAGTAGATTGATATGATTTGTAATGTTGCATTAACATGTCGGCGCCCGTAGGTGTTAGTCGCCAACCTTTGTTAGAGAACATAAACTTGTGTATGGCATCAGGTATGAGTACATCTTTCCATACAGTATTATTATGATCTTCGTCAAAATACGGTCTTATGAATTCCGCAAATTCTTTAGTGTTTTCAAAATGTTGAGGTAAGTTTGGTAGTTCAGTCTTCTGAATTTTCATCTATGGTTTGACCTGATGTCAAAAGTACTACCGTAAACTGATCTGTTTTGAACAGCTTGTTGAGTTTCTCGCATAGATTGAAAGCATGGCCGCTGTTGGCAAAACTACTTTTGCGATATTTTGGGCCAGGATAACTAACGAGACTATTCAGTGTTCTAAGATTGATTGGCTTATTTTGATAGAACACTGCATAGATGCCAGACGCTTCAAGAACTTGCTCTGACTTGTATGTTTTTGGGTCAGTATAGTTAAGTATAATTTTTGGCTTCGGTCTTGACATCTTTCACCTCTCGTTACCAATTATTTATCAACATTGAGGTGATTTTGGAACCAAACACTAGTTTAGTCCTGTGGTACATTCTTTAAATCTTTCAATAAGTTCTAATTTAGATCTAGTTTTAGCTATAGCAACAAACTTTTGATATAGCTCATTTAAAAAATGATAGTTGTCTCGTTTTATATTGGGATTTAAAGATCTAAGTGTCTCTTGGTAGTCTGTACGAGTTGGTATCAATCTCATATAGCTAGTGTGATTAGCAAAGTACCAAAGCATCATAGCATTGAATGTTGCCAAATCAACTACATGATTACCAAATACCACCCAGCGATTGCCGTTAGTATCTGTTGCCATACAAAAACTTTCGCTTAGCTTGCTCTCAATTTTAAGTCTATCTAGTTGATCAGGCGTAATCATCTTCTGTATCCTGTGATGCGTTACCACTTTCAATACCGGATAAAGCTGCTATCATCATTTCATCGCTAGCATTGAAACCATATGCTGAATATTTCATAAGTCGAAGTGTTTTGACTGTGCGAGTAGTTGTCGGAGACAAAACTATATTTTTAGCCGCAAGATCTCTTTCAGCCAAAGGCGTAGCCCACATTGTGGTTCCGTCGCTTACAAATTGACATACGGTCCAATCAAAGTCATTGAGTAAATCTTCAGCAGAGTCGTAGAATTGCCTTCGGATAGCCTGTATCTTAACAGCTTCGCCAAATTCAGAAGGATTATTAAGAGTATACGATACTGCATTGCTGGTCTCGTAAACATCTATGTCAGTGTCTTTTTTTAGATTTGTAGGTTGTATATACTCGTCAAGTAGGTCAAATTTTGACTTGATAAATTTATACTTTATATGATTGTGAAACTGTTCAATTTGTGTACGATTATTGAAGAATATATCTATATCTTCTCCGGACCAATCTAGTCCTTGCCACAGCTTCCGCACAGAACCACCCGCAATCCATGGACCTTGTTTGATATCGTAAACTGCTAGATCATTAACTAACTTAGAGAACTTTTGATCTGTTACAGGTTTACTGATCCAGTTAGAATTTACCACCATCTTGGGATACCTCTATTCCGTTCATGATCTGCGACTGCAATTCGATAACTTGGTCAGCAAGTGAGCTTTGCCTTGCTAGCAATCTAGCTATACCCAAGCTCAATTGCTCGGCTTCCTGTATAGTTAACCTGATCTCTTTGCTATTATAGTTCTTGGCTACTTGAAACTTATCTAGAAATTCAACTAGAGAATCTATGTTGGTTTGAGGTGTTGTCATAGTTTAGGTTCCTTCTTCTTGGCTGATATAGCACTTAGCATCTCCAATTTAGTACGGAACGGACCTATCCATGTATTGTCTTCGAGCGTGCTGATCTTTGGACAATAGCTGCCAACCCATCCATGACTGAACAATATTCCATAGTATCCTGCAGCAAACCTATTAGAACTACCGTTGGTTTTAGCATAGCTAGGATATACGTCGTTTGTTATATCACATGCTGTACTGTGTTTAATGGGATACCCTTCAACTTGGCCAATCTCAGGTTCTGCTTCTTTTTCAACTTCTTCGATAGAAATTGTACCACCAAGCTTTTTGCTTAGGTCGTCTAAGCTAGAGTAATGCTTGTTAGGTAGAGAGCCAATTGCAGTATAACCCGTGCTATTGGCAATAATCATTGCCAGTCTTGTGCCATTCTGATGTAGAATCCAACTGGTATCTGTTACTGGCCTAAGTTTATATTCAATCGTCATCAACCACCTTTAGTTTTTTACGTCTCATTCGACTGTCGCTATCACTGGTTTGTGTGAGCATGGCTTCTGCTATTTCTAACAGTTCGGTAAGCTCTGCTGTATTAGCTTCGTCATTTGATTGTGCCAGTTGCGACCTAATTCTGTCAATGACCAATTCCAGCGCAGGTTCTCGACCCTTAACAGCAGTAACTAGCTTGTATACTACGGAATCATTGTGTTCCTGTTGGTCAACATCGTATCCATCCCTTACCCACATGGTTTGCCATTCTTTTAACAGATTACCTTCCCAATCATATGCATCGTCAGTCCATGTTACAAAAGTTGGATGTTCTGCACATACAGTTACCCAACCTTCTATCACCTGTCGACTTTCAATACCAGCAAACTGTGGTTTAGGTATTACGGTCTTGATGCTCCATCCGATACCAGGATGAGAACTGTTACGTACATGCCAAATTTCTGGATTTATGCCATTTTTAATAACATCTAGCGCGCCTAAAAAATCCCATTCTGTCATTGATTATCCTGCATCAAAAAATGTATCACCAGATTTATATGTAACAGGTTTGGCGATATTTATAGATTGGTCGTCCCATGTAAATTTTGGACGGTAATCTCCGTCGCCATCGGCATAGAATGTTACATTACGGCTACTACCATTACCGCCTAATTGTTGCATATAAGTGATCATACCGATAAACTGCGACGCCCATCTTCGAGTCATAGTACAATTTACAGTAAATGTTATAGTTTCATTATCACTGATATTCATAGCTCGTCTCCTAGAAACGGACCTTTGTAAGTAGCACTAAGGCATGGGCTATATTCAGCAGTGTTCTTTTCAATCTTAACTAGTCCGTGTTGATTACAGAATCTCATCAGTGCTAGTCCAACCTGTTTCTTGGGTTCTGTTCTAACTTCGTCTATAATAGCCAGATCCCATTTTTCAATTAGATCAGCAGGTTGCTGTGTAAGATCAATGAGCATACGATTGCGTTCATAATCGTCTTTGACTCGTCGTTCCACACCTTCATGATCTACCCATTTACTGAGCATGATATTGTTCCACGCATACCCTTTGTCGTGCCTATTTTCATAAGCTTCGGTTAGCTTTTTGGTTCTAACTCCAGGAAATGCGCTCATAACATTATCACCCGGATCTCCGCGCAGACATTTCTCAAATAGAATCCACTGCGGATCAGGAATTGCCAAATCGTGGCCACTCTTATTCTTGGCTATATTGCCATCCTTATCGTATATACCTTTGTGGGTATACAACAATCCAGCTATGCCATTGTAAATCATAACATTTGTTGCAATCAACTGCTGGAAATCGCTATCACTTGAAATAACTATATGCTGATCATCTGGATGCAATTGTATCCAACGTGCAATCATATCATCAGCTTCTGCATTTGGATGATGTAGTACTGTGCAATTTGTTTGGTTTTTAATAAAAGAAACAAACTGATCCATGATTTCAAAGAAGACAGTGTCCTCTTCAACTTCTCGAGCAGTTCTCTTGGCTGCTGCAACTTTTCGATTGGCTTTGTAAGGTGGATAAACGTCTTTACGCCAACTGCGCCCTTCTAAACAAAAGACCGAATGCGCGCCATTGAAATCGTTCCAAACCTTCTTGATACTAGTGAAAATAATATGTAATGCTAAACCAATTTGGCTATCAATATCCGGTGCTCTCACGCCGTGCCGAACTCTCATAAACAAATTTTGAGTATCGATCACAATATAAGTTGCCATTTTTCAAATCCTTGCTATGCTTTTATACTTATAGCATACGCAGACCTAATATGCAACTGTATTATTTTCTCCACCACCAAGGATTGTTACCTGCCATCATGATATTGTTATTGTCAACCCCGTGTCGCCTAGCCCAACTTGTGACTGCAAAATTTACGCTGAATAAATTACTATCATGTCCAGAAATTATGCCATTTTCTTTGATTTTTGGCCACCATGCATCTATGTCTGCAAGTACTGATTTCATAGTATGTTCTGCATCAATAAACACAAAATCAAGACTTTGATCGTCTATAGTAGCTGCCGCATTGGTACTGCTAGCTCTAATCAATCTAAATCTAGAACCAAGGTGCGGTAAGTTTTTGATAATAAGTTCGTAATGTTCGTCTTGTATCTCTTGCGGTATGAAGCTTTGCCAATCTGTGTAACTTTTATAATGGTCAACTCCGATTAGCTCAACCATGTTTGGGCAAGACTCTAATAGCATTAAGCTATTAACGCCTAAACATAAACCAACTTCTACTCCGCGTATGGTAGATCCCAAGTCTTGGAAGAGAGGTACTAATCCATATGCTGCTTGCTGACTTTTGAATTTTGGCCAAAGTTCATGTTTGGACAGTTTAGATAAGTCTGATTCTTGTATGTCTATCACACTATATTTATCTAACAATATCAGCTATGTTCAGTCTTTCCGTCATCTCTGCGAACACTTCTTACAGTTCTAACAAACTCAGGTTCAACTACAGCCATTTCATCTAATATGCTGTTGCAGACATCATTTAACCATCGGTTGATAATCTCTTCTTCTGTACCAGAGTAGCCGTTTTCTTGTAGATATGTTACGAATTGCTCGTTGTAATCTAGCTCGAAATATGTCTTGCTGGGATCAACCGGATCCCAACTTATCTTAGGCATAGCCATGTAGGGTTCATCTAAAAGGTCTGCACGCTTTCTATCATATTCCTGTTGACTTACCTTGTTGTGTTTGAGATCTACATCCAACATAGCAGACGCAATTGCCTTTTCATCTGATTGGTCAGTTATAGACAATCTAGCCAATCTACGATCTGCTTCATATTGATCTATCTTATGATGCTTGAGATCAATTACGATCATAGCTTCTTCGAGCTGTGCAGGATCGTTAGATTCTATCTTGGCTAGAGCTACATCTAAGTCGTAACCCTGATAGAGATATTCTGCCTCAGCGATCTGACGGCTTTTACCTCGAAGTCCCCAACTGCCTGGTAAGAATTTAAATGGAATTTTCATATATCATTTCCTTTTTAATTTATGCTAGGCTTGCATACAAATGTATCTGAAGATTTAACGTAAACCCATGCCTAGCACAATACCTTGCAGCATATTCGTGATTCTTTTGATTTTCAGACATATTCAATAATCCTTCTTCCCAAAAACTAATAACCTCATCTACATTGCTACGCTCTTCAATAGAGATGTCATTCTTAGTGCTTCGTAGTTGTTTACTCTTCTGAGGTTCTCTGTTATATACGTTCATTGGGCTGATGAATACTTTTTTACCTTTAGCAGCATATTCGTGTGCCCAATCGGGTATGCTGCTGTATGGACTGTTAGGGTCTGCGTTCATTACAAATTTCAAACAATCTGCACGTTCCATAACATCTTGATTTGGTTGCAAGTACTTGATTGCCTTGCCTTTCTTCTCGCTGCATTTAGGGCTGCAAACCAAAGTAGTTGCAGCAGGGATATCCTGCCAAACTGTACCGTTGCTTTCTATCTGGGTCTTTCTAAATCGAAGATTCATAAACTCTAGAAAAGGTACTAGATTACTCTGCAGCATTGGCTCTCCACCAGTTACTACGAGCACCATTTCTCTAGGTCGCACAGGATAGGCTTCATTGCCCCACAATTCCCGCGCCCATAGTGGTACTTCTCCATTAAAATGTGTTTCGATAGCACTGTTTATGCGATCGTTTATCTCATTAATAGTGAGCCAATCGCCACCGTCAAAATAAGTATCGCAAAAGCTACAAGCGAGATTGCACTTAGCTAATCTCACAAACACCGCAGGTTCTCCCCTATATGGGCCTTCTCCTTGAAGAGTGTAAAAGATGCTGGTTACATATAGCTTGTCACCTGCGTCATTGAAATACTTTTGACCAACAATTGAATTACGACCAAACATTTATTCAATCCTCAATTAATCTATATAACATGATAGCTTGATTTAATAGATCTTGCAAGCCATCATTGGTCTTTGCTGCATTTTGTATATTTCTCCACAGCAAATCGTTAGGATTCAGCTTAACTGTAAACTCATGGATGTAACCTTTTATATTAGCTGATACTATATACCCGTCACGTGAAATATATGTGACAAAACCCTCATCCATTCTCTTCTTCCTTAACCAGTGCAGCTATCATATTATAGCTGTCTATAGCAGCCTTTAATTCTGGATGTTGTTTGGCTAGAGCCAATTGATACTGTGTTTTGTATTCTTCGTATGCGGCTTTTAGTGCAGGAGATTGGTCTATTAGATTATAATCGGGTTCTATCATACCCAATCGTTCCATTATACGATCTAGAGTTTCTATTAGATTTATATAAGTGCCATCTTTACGATGTACTATTATGTCAGATCCTATATGGCTATAATCATTAATGGTGTTATATATGTTATTATTTGCAGAAAGATAATTGTTATTATTGTATCCAACTCGTGTATATACCCATTGGAAACCATCCCAGGTATATGTGTTGCCTTGATTATCTGAATAATGCTGCCCTACCATTGGGTATTGTGGAGGTACGCTAACTTGTACATACGTGGGGAAATTGCCTAACATTGCCATTATATAGCCTCTTCATTTTTAACTAACTTCTCTATCATATCGTAACTATCAAATGCAGATTTTAAATTTGGATTGAGGCTAGATAGAGTTTTGATCAGTTGATGCTTGTATTCGTCATACGCTTCTTTGAGAGCTGGATATTTCTCAATTAAGTTTTTATCCGGTATTACTATTCCAAAACATTCAATGATCTGTTCTAATGTATCGCCTACATTTAAACTCCTGCTGTCGCTAAGTGTTATAACTAATCCAGCGGTAACGTATGAAGTGTCGGGTATTATATTATAGCTGGTACTGCTATTAGATAATGTAACAGTGGAAGGAGAATAATATCCACTGCCTGCATTAGTTACAGTAATATCCGAAATACCACTTTTGTTGTTGCTCCAAGGACTAGTTGTTTGAGCCATGTTAAGCTTCTCCAGCCTGTGCTCTTCGAACGATCAAATAGCTACCGTCTTCGGCAGAGTCCCAAACAATTGTATCGCCTTCTGCCCATCCTAGTTTCTCTAACATGTTTGGTGGAAACACCAACATCAATTCGCCGTTTTCTTCAATCACTTCTGCCGTGTAAGTCTGTTGTTCCATTTTCTTCCCTCACTGGTATAACTTCTACATAAGGTCGATCTATTTCCTGACCAGCTGCTTCGCCAACTTTAACAGTTAGTGTAAAACCCAGCCAGTTATCAACTTTTCTATGCATAGTAGCTAGATTATATGCATTAATTATCGACGATGATAACCCTGCCCCCTGCGTATCTTCTGGGACAAATATATATCTTTTGATGTCGTCACCGTTAAATTCTCTATAACTGGTATACCACGGCGCTTTGTTGAAAGGTTCTCCCCATGGTACACTTGTGTTATTGTTCTTTTTAGACACGATGCAACACCTCTTATTAAACGTGTTTTAGTTTGTACTGTACCAATATGCTACTGATTTCTGTACCGAGATCCTCATCATTGGAGACAATGTATGTCTCTCGAATCCACATCTCGGAATTCTTGTCGTAATGGGCTACTTGTAAAATAGTGCCACCGTTAGCTGGTTGCATCTTTATAGTATAACTACGATCATCTTCTATTACATCAACGTCATCTACTGGTGCGGCAGCTGATGGATTATACTTAGACAATCTATTTGCTCTGGTACCGCGTCGTTTATTTGTATCAACAGGTGATGTAGAATATTCATCGTATTCTGCAGACTTTGAGTTTTCCCATGCTTTTATTGATTGTTTTAAGAACCATCGATCAAACCAATTCATGCGATTTCTCCAATTTTACCAGAACCAGTGATGTATTAACCCAAAAATATTGATGCCGCAAATCACTATGCTCATCAGTAGTAGTGACCATTTACGCCAAATCCAAGCTACTATGATCCAAAGAAAATTACCAGCAAAACTTAACACTACATTGAGTGGATAAATGTCTACGGCAGTGAGAGAGATACTGGTTAACAGTGTTATGGTAGCTAACCATTCTAGATATTTGTCTAATTTGTTAATCATAGCTTTATAAGATCTTTCTTATAATCTAGATAGGCTAATAGCCCTGTGATACCAAGATTAACAAGAATTGGTGTTATTATCAAATAATATCCAACGAAAAAAGGCCATTTCATCAAATCAACTATATAATTAGCTGATATGCCAATTATAGGTGCAAGCAACAACAATATGAAGTTAGATACTACCATGTATATCAAAGACGTTGGCATAACTTCTATCTCCTCTATCCGGCATATTATCGAGGTGCAAATTCCTGCTGTAGTTTGATATTATCAAAGAATTCCTTCTTTGTTCCGAGATCATTATAAAACGCACCTTTAAGCACTGTAGTTTGTGTAAGACTGCTATGTGCCATTATGCCCCTATTTTCACAGCATCCATGCACTGCCTGTATGTAAACTCCCACATCTTCACTACCTGTGGCCTTTTGAATTTCCCTGGCAATATCATTGCATAATTCTTCCTGTAATGTACCGCGTCTGCTACACCACTGAGCAATGCGAGTGTATTTGCTGAGACCAATCAGCTTCCTAGCAGCTATGATACCTATATATGCTACTCCGGTAACTGGCTGATGATGGTGGCTGCATACGCTCTTTAATTCACTCCTCACTACCAGCATGCCCTCGTATCTCTCATCGCTATCATTAGGAAATGACGTAGCATTTGGCGGGGGATTATATCTACCGCTCATCAATTCCTTGATATACATCTTGGCGAGTCGCCTAGCAGTATCTCGGCTGTTTGGATCATTATCGGTATCTATCACCAAGCTGTCCAACACACCCTGAAACTTTCCCTGTACTTCGTCTATCAGCAAATCAAGTTCATCTTTGCTAACAAATTCTGAAATATTGTCATTACTGTGAAATCGCGCACCACTGTTCTTGATGCGCTCTTTGATCTTTTCTGAAATTTCCATTTTTTATCTCCGATGTTTTTACTTCTAGTCTAGCAGAGGATTGCTATCTGTAATTTAATTGTACTGCAATATTGGTGTTTAATCAACTGGTTTAAATTATATTGTTTTGTAAAAGTCGTTGACACTAGCTTGGCTTAACGCTGTTGTTACTCCTGCTGTTATGGAATATCCACCATTTGGTATTACGGACGTTGACCATTGAGTTAGATGATTGGATGTTGGACCAGTTGCGCCTGTAGCACCAATTCGCATATCATGTTCCCAAAGTGTCCTATGAGATATTTCGTCAATGCGCAACCTAGCTTCAACGTCATCGATGCCTTTCTCTATCATCATTGTGATGATTCTACGCATCCTTTCGCATTCTGATTGCAACGCAAGTAAATCAGCTCGAACATTACTGAGTTGTTGCTGTAATACGTTCAACTCATCTTTCTTAAATTCAATTTCATCAATCTTTTTGCGATAGCTTTCAAAATACTTTTCTGATGATTCTAGCATATTGGTTTGTCCTTTCCGTACTGTCTCCAGTCAGTAAAAACTGACCTGTCCATAAGTTTATGCAAAGAATGACACCAAACTCCGGGGTTACTGGCTTTGAAGTCAGTATCGTCAATCTTGAGCATAGCATTATAATTGAATAATGTGATGTACGGTATCTTCACTGATATTTGCGGTATGAAGTTATCTTTTTCTGCACAACGCATCTCTAATACTGTATTTGCGTGTCTCACATCAAAATCCAAAGTAACTAAAAAGTTTTTATCAATCAAGTATAATATCATATTATCCCAAGGTTCTATAATATCATGAAGTGATTTTCCAGTTTTGAGAACCTCTTCAGTTGGATCAAAGCTTTGATTAGCTCCTATGAATATGTGTTCGCAATCATGAAGTTTAGCTAATTGAGCAAGTTTATCGGGATCGCCCACTCCAACGACAAACAGTGTCTTCATACCATGTGCAGGAGTATGCTCTACTTCTGTACCTATGAAGATCATGACATCGTCTTGTATACCATCTACATAATCTCTTTCCATCAAATATCCCCTATATCCATGCTAACAGAATTGTCAGCATCCATGCCAGTAATCTGTTGCAGCATCTTCTCATGCCGAATTATCAAATCCATCGGCTTTTCTGATGTAAAAATATCTGTACAAAGATCTTTAAATTCCAATAAGTCTGGTGTAAGTAATTTCTTTGCCTCGCTTATTGGCATATCTTGTGCCATATTAGCTGATTGAATAGCATTTATATGAAGCTCTACATTGTGGTTCATCATCAATAGATAGCTAAATCCATCCATGCTGCTGGGCCACTTGACTTCGTACTTCTTTTTTTCATCTAAAAATACGTTGCTACCAAAATCAAAGACACCTCCATTTTCTAGATGATGCAGTAGATAATCTTTATATGCCTTGCTCCACTTGAATGGATCGCCTGCTCTACCTTCTGGGGTCGCAGCCCACTGGCCGCTGTCAATTTCTTTTTTGGTAAATGACACCTTCTTGTACTTTAAATCATCTTCGCCTCTGACACAGATATCTCCCACAGTTACGCGATCACCTATCTTGCTACGTACAGGTACACATTTTTTAGGTAGATTAGCAGCCATCCAATCATTTAATAATGTTGGATCATTTTTGAGTTCTTTCTTATCAACAATAGGACCGCCTTTGAAGCCAACGTTAGTTGAACTTAGCTCATGTCCATAATACCCCTGCCCCTTGGCGGTCATAACAAACGGACTTGCTGCATCAAAACTTATAGTTAGTTCTGGATCAACATACTTGCGCAATGCCCGCTGTACTGTTGTTAATGCACACCCAGCTTTGATCTTACCATTACCGAGATAATGCAGCCACTCACGACCTTCTAGGTAATGTTGGTCTCGCATGATGATCAAGCGACGCAAGTTGATGCTGAAGTTGGAAGCCTGCACGTTGGAGAATGCCCAACTTTCAAATGGTAAGTCCTTGGCAGCTTCCCACCAAATGTCGCCTTCTTCTTGATTGCGGCCCTGTAGAACGTTGAGGAATTTAGTTGCACCCGGCTTGCGATGTTTGATGAAGAATTGGTGATTCTCCATGCTTCCGTCTAGACAATCTTTGAAGCTCTTCAAACTGGGATGCAAGCTAACACCAGTAACAGGATCAAGACCATACTTCACAAGTGCGTAAGTTGGCCAATCTAGAACCATGCTGTAATCAGCAGTTGCTTCCAACCATCGCAACAGCTTCAATCGCACATCGTCCTTGTCTCGCATGTGCTCTTCTGGAGTTTGCTTGGGTTTAGGATGCCAAGGATACTTTAGCACACCAGTAGCTGCTTGAAACCCGCCGCTGTCGCCAACCATTATAGTGTTCTTGCGATCTCGTTGTTGTACCATACTTTCTTGTACCCAACTTTCTTTTGGATCCAAAATAGCATGTCCAGCTGAATACAGCGCAACTGGATAATAAAACAGGCTGTTAGCTGGATCTAAGAAGTTTAGATCTTTTAGCCCATTTGGCAATCCTGATGGCATTTTGTCACGCATGTTATATTCAACCATGCTGACAATCTTAGCATAAATCATGCTGATTGACGGTAAGAACAATGCATAGTCATTCTGTTTGGCAGCAAGATTATGTGCTTCAGGATTGATATCTAAATGGTCAGTGTTGAAACTGAATCGTTTGAAATTATTTGTCATGATATAATTATGATCGCCTATGTTTGGGGTGTCAATCAAGCTTTTGGATTTGCTATAACTTCATACAATGCCTTGCCATTGAAGAACCTATCACCAGTTTCATCAGCTAATATATGCGCTGTTTGAATTGTATCTTGGTTGTTTTCTTCCATGATATTCTTAATGAACTCTATCAGTTGAGTTTTGTTACTTAGGTATGATTCCCAGTTTTTGGTCCAATTACTTGGGTACAGTACATTTTGATTCCACATTTCAGCATAGCTTAGTCTGTTTGGCAATATAGGCATTGTTCCTACTAGAGCCGCCTCATATGCACCAATTCCCAACGTCTCTTGCAAGCTAGCACTGAACATTAGCTTGCTCTCTGCCATATGAGTGTGATACTCATCCTTAGTCAATGTTTGATCCTGCGCTACAAACCATTCATATTCAGGCATTGCGACAGCTAGATCTCTGAAGATTTCTATCTGTTTCTCTGGTGCTATGCGATGTGGGAAGATGATCTTGTTCTTCTTGGGGATATCGGCATATGGTGCCATAGTATCTTTGAGATATTCCATAGGCCATCCAACAATATGTACAGTTGGACCGTTTGGTTTATGACCGTTTATCCATGCTTCTGTTTCGTCATTATCAAACATATTGCGTACATCAAACAAGTTCTTGAAGAACATATTTGAATGGAATCTAGTAGCAAAGAAATTGTCATCATAACAATAGAACATGCTGGCTTCTGCATTGCGAACCCAAGGCACATCACCTATTAGCCTACCTAATCCATCTTGAGGATCATATGATCCGGCGTGCCAAAGTCCTCCAATTTTAATCTTAATACCTAAGAGGTCTGCCATATATTTTAGATTAATTACGCCTGGATGCCACGCATCGGTAAACAGAAAATAATCTCCGTTTTTAATCCTACCTTCTGAAAATAACCTACTGAACTTTTCTACTTGAACTGATTTATAAATGTTAGTAGCGGAAAAATTCAAAAACATTCCAGGAGTTGTGTTATCAGGCAAGTCGTCTGGCCCACTGATAACTTCAACGTCTAACCCTACGTCTCTTATTTGTTTAGAAAGAAATATCTTCCATTCGCAAGTGTATCTAGTTGGAATGCTTTCCAAATCTACAATATAAATCGTCATATAGATCTCCATGAAACATTTTTAATGTTACTATATGGCAACGATTATGTCAAACAACTACTCGTTTTGCCATAAATAATCGTATGAGTCATAAGAACCAAAACACTGTGCCTTATTGTTACTTGATAGGTTGGCCATCAATAAATCGTTATTATTTTGGAGTTAAGTTTGGCATTGGGTCTGATCCAAATAATTTTTGGAAAACTTATTTTACATCGTCTGTATTAGTTAAACAATATAGAAAGATGTACGGCGAACCTACATTGATTGAAATTAGAAAAGAATTCCATCCTGATCATTACGGATCAGTATCAAATGCTCAAGAAAAAGCTGTAGAATATGAAAATAAGGTATTGCGTAGGATGAATATGATTACAGACCATAGGTTTTTGAATTGTTCAAATAATGTAAAACATAGAGTAGGCAGCCGTATTACCAATCATACTAAATTTAGATTTGAAAAGTACAATGGTTCTTATCATTCGCACGACGGAATTGAGGCTATGAGAAAATTCAATAAAAATATTCTAAAGAACACAATAGTATGTTTAAATCAGAGGTGAAAGCCAAACATCTTGATTCTATAGCTTCAAAAATTGGGTATCAGTCATACGATAGCTATGTTAAATCTATCAAAGAGGCATTTGAAGAATGTAAAACTATCAAAGGAACATCTGAGAAAACTGGTCATGCGCAGTATACAATAAGGCATTTGTTAATTAATAATTTTGGAAAAGAATGGATAGAATCTATCAGAAAAGAAGGTTTAGTTGAAGCTAGAACTCGTCAATTGGCAAAAATTAAAAATAAACCAAAAAAAGACCAGTTTGGTGATAAAAATTATAATGCATATGTGTGGGAAGCTATTTCTCCTACAGGAGAAGTGTACATTATACGAGGTAAGAGATTAAAATTTTGTAAGGATAAAGGTATAGGTGTATCTCTTGATCCTTACAAACCTCATTTGAGAAACTATTGGCAGTTTAAAAAACTGTGTAAAGTTAAAGATTACAATGGTTTGTATTCAGTATAAGCTCCGTTGATACCTTCTTCGCTAATATCTATTCTAATTTCCATATTTGGATATCTTTCTGATAGTTTCTCATACAATGCGTCACTAAGCATCTCACAGCTCTGACGATCCAATTCTAGCATATTATTAGCATAAAGACTCTCAATCCACCTGCGAAGTTGTATGAATTCAATTTGACGGTTAGCATGCGTGACTTCTACCCAAACTTTGAAGTTGAAGTAATGCATGTGCCTTAACGCAAGATGCGATACGTCGTATTCATCTCCAGTTGCATATTGAGGATTTGTACCAGCCTCGGGAAATCGATGATAAGCTTCCTTTTGAAATGTTGTATATACAAATGTCTTCTTCTGAGGTTTTGTCATGAGAATCTCCTGCTATGCGATATATTATGATACTGCATAGCAGGAGATTTATCAAGTCACGCAATTGTAGAACTATCAGTTTAAATTGTGTTAAACAACACAAGTATTTTCTTTGTCTGATTGTTCAATAGTCAAAGTAGATGTATTTTTATCAACAATTAAGGTACCGTAACAGCAAATATTCCAATCATCATTTCCATTTTCGTCGGCTGACTTTTCACTGAAGGATGGGACATTGATTTTAATATGTTTGCAAAGATATTCTTTTGTAGAGTTGTTATCATATTCAAACACTCTCCATACATGATCAATTGTTCCTCGGCCAGGATTGCCTCTACTCTTATTAAATCTAATCAAATATTTGTTCATATCAATTGCCTTATACAACGATTGTTGAAAGTTGCATTTTCTGTTGATTACTGTCTGGCACAACACCAACATTGAAATGAATCATCTTAAATGCATCATTGCTTCTATTTCTAGTAAATGAATGTCTTAACCAAGAATTAATAAAAAATATATCTCCTGGTTTAGGACCAAAGTTGACAGCTTGAGATGCTAGGGTAATATTTCTTATATCTTTCTCTGGTAAATTGCCAAACTCTTTAGCTGGTCTAGGATCATAAATTACCAGCTTGCATGAATCTTCCGGGCATTCTATAAAATAAAATCCAGAAATCATTGACCCAAACCCATGCATATGAGCATCGTGGCTAGAATATTTGAAGTGTTTCTGACACCAAAATTCAAAAACATCGGTCTTTAATCCAGATAGATCATATCCTTGCTCATCTAGTATAAATTGACTTGTTTGTTGTATGTATCCAGTTAGGTCTGATACTCTAGAATCTAAACTGAAATTTTCAGTTTGTACAAGTATATCCATTTCATCTGTTGGATATTTTTTAATTGTTGTGTCTATATATTCATCTGAAACTATAGATGCAGTTGACAGAAATTCTGGTTTATAATCAGAGTATACAGATGTGATAAAATAACCAGTTGCTGTAAAATTGCTTTCCATTTTATATTCCTTAGTAGGACCTACTATACAATTACATTGCCAGTAGTAATACTACTATTGGCATTTAATTTTGGCAATTTTGGAATGGAAATATTATTATAATCGGTTATTGTAAAAGATGATAACGTGTTTATATAATCTGTCCAAACTGAAATTGCATTACTATCGCCATTTAATTGTGCAGTCGATAATGCTGTGTTTGCAATTTGTTCTCGATTAGCTATAATGGTTGCAACTTGTTCATCTATTTGTGTTTTTATTGCTGATATTTGATCATCGGACATAGGTTGCATAGTCCAGATATCCTGATATGCCCCATTAACTTGCCCATAAGAACAAACAGCTTCTACAAACACATTTCCTGTTGATGGTTGTGGTATTCGAATAAAAGGTACATAATTTGGAGGTAAATTATTAAGATCAATACCCAATGCATCAGATAGATTGTCTCCTAAAATTGGATGATTGATACAATTACCATTAGAGTCTATTTCAATATATAACTCGTATGTCATTATGGTGTTCCTGCATTAGTTGATGGGAAATTACGAGTTTGTGATGGCCACATAATACGGACTGCTCCGCCGCCTCCGTTACCTTTTCCGCTTGAACCGCAATGACCACCAGGCCCGCCACAACCGACGCCGCCGTCACAACCGACGCCGCCGCCGCCGCCGCCGCCGTATGACCCACCTGCTCCGCCGCCGCCGCCGTATGACCCACCTGCTCCGCCAGCAGTGCCGCTAGAACCCCCGCCGCCGCCGAAGCCGCATCCAATGCCACAATATGTACTACCACTTCCGGATGAACCTTGACCATATAATCCTACGCCGCCGCCGCCGCCGGCATTTGTGTCGCTACCAGAAGATGAACTACCTCCACCGCCACCACCACCAGTTCCGGCGCTACCAAAAGATGCACCGGTTAAAGTAGTACCGCCACCACCACCACCCGAACCTGAATATCCTCCTGCACCACCACCGGCGCCAAAGACTGCGCTTCCTCCACCGTTACCGCCGCCGCCGCCGCCGTATGACCCGCCTGTACCTATACCGCCGCCGCCACCGTATACAGTAGATGTATTAACAAAATAACTTGTACCACCGGAGCTTCCATAATATGTTCCAGTGCCGCCGCCACCAACAACAACAGTATATCCTGATCCAGGTGTAACAGTTATACAATTTTGCCAACCTAATCCGCCACCACCGCCACCAATGCCATTATATCCTCTGCACTGACCGCCGCCTCCGCACTGACCGCCGCCTCCGCCTCCGACAGCAACAACAGCAACTTTAGTTACACTAGATGGAGCAATCCAGGTATATGTACCAGGAGTTGTATATGCAGCAGAACTAGATGCAGGTAAGTTAGATTTGCCATAAGCGCTGGACATTGATATTTGTCCAGATGCAACGCCTAACAAAGTTCGCACACTAGAATCATTTAATGATATTTGTGTTGTACCATTTCCTCTCAATTCAACTTCAATTGATTGACCTGTGGTAGTACCGGCAAGTGATAAAGGACCAGAGGAATTAAGTGTCATGGTTTTAGTTTCTCCACTATAGCGCTCAACTCTTTGATTGCTTCAACTAGCAATGGTATCAACCTTTCATATTGTATTGTCTTATAGTTTTCACCACTCTTGCTGTTACCATCTGGTCCTATATCAAATGGAGCAAGTTTGACTATTTCTGGTAAAACTTTTTCAACTTCTTGAGCAATGAGACCCACTTGTTTTTCAGTGTTGGTATAACCAAATGATGCTGCTAGTTCATTGCTTTCATACATTACACCGTTGAGCGCTTTAACTTTGTCTAGAGCCTCAGTTATATTTCCAGTGATTGTTTTGAGTCTTTGATCAGAATAATATGCAGTTATATTATTCGTAGCAGTAATGCTACCAGTTACTGAAATACCAACACTTGGAACAGCAGTTTGGCCAACACCTAGATAGCTGCCTATACTAACTCCTCCTGTTTTAGAGCCAGTATCTATGGTTACAGCGCCTGTGCTGAGATTCCACGCAAATGGTCTAAAGTTATTCCATGACGCACTATATGCGCTAGACTGACTGGTCTGTACATTTGATGAAAGTAAATATGCAGTAAAACCGTCATTTCGTAGCATGCTGTTATACCACGTAGATCCAGATCCATATACAGCTATGTATTGTCCGTTACCTGTTAGTGATCCAGCGTAAAATGATCCAGCAGCTTTGACTTCGCCCGTAGTACCAGTTGGCGTAGTGCCTATGCCTACAGATAAACGTAAACTGGTATTGCCGTTTACATCTAAGGTACCACTTGGCACTGTAGTGGCTATACCTACATTGCCGTTAGCATTTATGTTCATTCTATTTGTACTATTTGTAGCAAATCCCAGCGTGTTAGTAGCAGGGAGATATTCGCCATTTGCGGGTGCAGTAGTTCCGGTAGCATTTGTTGCACCGGCACTCATGATGCCACTTATAGTTACTGCGCTAGGCAAGCTCAAAGTTACAGCGCCCGTGCTAGCACTTGCGGTTATCTGGTTAGCGGTACCTGTAATGCTAGTAACGCTAGTGCTTCCGGTTGCTATTGCGACGCCATTCACACGGAATGTTCCTGATACGTTCACGTCTCCGTTAACATCTACTTTATAAGCGGGACTTGTGTTACTGATACCCATATTGCCGCTAACGTTAAAATATAGGTTATCTTTAGCGTCTGAGCCAGTTCCTATTTCAAATGTAGTATATGAAGAACCATATTCGCCACCTTGATAAAATTTCAACCATGCTGCACCGGAAGATCCACCCGGATTATTTGGCCATATTATACCATGGTTACCGTCGCTTGTACTTGTACTCAACGCTGGCTGTATACCACCTTGCAATATCAAATCGCCTGTTATCAGCGCTTGATTGGTGCTTCCTATACCTACCCCTAATGGTCCAAATATAGCAGCATTGAGTCCATTTGCTGTCAAACCAATTTGATTTGTAGCAGGACGATATATACCAGTTGTATTATTGCCAGGCCATGTATAAGATGGCGTTGCTACTGTATCGCTGGGGTTTCCAAAGTATTGTCCTGTAGCCCAAATTGTGCTTGTAACTACTAGGTTAGCCCCAGAAGAGAAGTTCTTACCTATAGCAACATTACCGCCTGCGTAATATATGTCTGATGTAGTTCCAGTAACATTACCCAAAGTCCAATATGTTGGTAAGTTTCCTCCGACAAGGCTTCCTGATAGATTTATATTACCAGTAACATTAATTGATTTACCAACATTAACATTGCCGCCAACCCATATGTTTCCGGCTACGCCTAGACCAGCTGTGCCTCCACCAGTTACGACTAATGCACCTGTACCTGTGCTGGTACTAGGCGTAGCATTAGACACTGTTAGAGCATTGGTAATAGCACCACCATTGAATGCTGAAACTATTGCAGATACACTCTGCCAGCTTAATCCTCCGCTACCGTTAGTAGTTAATACTTGGTTGCTAGTTCCACCGCCTATATACAAGCTAGAAACGCCGCTCTGTAATGTTAAATTACCACCAATTACCATGTTTCCGTTTACGGTTGCATTGGTATTAACTAATAAACTATTATTGATGCTAACACCGCCTGTTACCTGAAGTGCACCTGTACCAATTGTTGTAACAGGTGTTGAATCGGTAATTATTAGTGCATTTGATATAGTGCCGCCGTTAAAAGTGCTGCTGATGCTAGATGTAGCTATCCAGGATAAGTTACCATTACCATCTGTGCTCAGTACGTATCCTGAAGAACCACCTGTTATGTGTACGCTGGTTGCATTTCCTAGATATGTACTACCACCTACATTGATGTTGCCGCCAATACCGACACCTCCAGTTACTACTACAGCACCAGTTGAAGTACCCGTAGATGCTGTAGTATTAGTAATAACAAGTGCGTTACTTATAGTTCCGCCATTGAATGCGTTTTGCAACTGCGCAACTGCTTGCCAACTTAGTGTACCACTACCGTTGGTAGTGAGTACATAATTTGGACTTCCACCAGTTATGGTTAGACTGCTTACTGAACCAAGGTTTACATTACCACCAACATATAAGTTACCGCCAATACCAACACCACCTGCGACTTGTAATGCACCAGTTGAAGTAGATGTAGATACTGTAGCATTTCCAATTA